CTATTTGTAAATTCTCCAATAAGGGACAGGATCATGTTCCTCTTTTAATAGCCGCGGTCTTTCTGAAATCGGCTTGCCTGCCAGAACCCCGTTAATGTCGTATAATAACTCAGGAGAAGACGCATAGTCGCTATGACCAAGAAAGTCGGTTTTGAACCCGGTCGCATCGATCATATCAATCTGCTTATATGTGTTGATGCCATTACGAACATCGCCCAGTCTGGCAAAACCATTGAACTTGTGGGAGGCAAGTAGCGCGACGTCGTCGCCGGATCGGTAGACAGTCGTTCTCTCTGCAACTCCTGGGAGTATTGGAGCAATCTTCTCTTTAAAAATCCTTTCGTCTATATCAGGTGCGGCGAGTATTAATTCCCTAATAACTTGTTTTGGGTTACCCCGCTGTTTGCGTGCCGTCAAAGCGTTTTCTACTAGTCGGGTGCCCATACTATGCGCAATAATGTATAAATTCTCGATAGCTTCGATATTGCTGAAATGTTGTAGAAAATTTGTTAAGTGAATCTCCGTCCAGGGGATATTTGCAGAGTCGACTGGATAGGCGACTGTCTTTTCTTGCGATGGCCACGAATAGAACATCCCAATACCGCCGAAATTTAAATCATAAACCATTTGCGCTGTTCGTTTTGCGGCGTCGTCAAAACTCGTGTTGTATCCATGAATATAGACCAAGGCGCTTTTCGATATTCCTCCGTGGCTTTTTAGATAGTCGCAAAAATATTCATAAGTAAATTTTTCCAACCCTTTAAAGACGATATGATCCTGGTCCGATTCCGCTTCCAGCTGCAAGCCAAAGACGCTGAAAGGTTTTTCCAAGCCTCCGTATTTATGGCTCTTGGGAATGGATACCCAACATCGGCCTAACTCATATCCCATAGGATAATCCACCCCCTCTGTGCCGTAATATTTTTTTGCATGAATGTAAAGATTTGGCCGCTCAGAAATAGTCGACTTGCTTTCTGGATCAGCAACAAATTTTCTGTCTGTCACAAACAATAATTCTTTGATTGTGGGCTTATCTTTATTAAGATCATTATACCATGTGAATATGTCATCCTCGCTTGTTCTTGGCCGCGCATTGTAAACTATCCGTTTAGTTTCGCCATATTCTAAACCATCAACTAAAACTTCAATGTACTTAGACCTTTTGGCAGATGCCAGAATATAATGCGTGTCGGCAGGCCTTGAACGAAAAAATATGGATACAGCCCGTAAAACAGCGACAGACAAAATAAGGTTGAGAATCGAGATTACCAGAAGGAATATTAGTAAAGCAACCATTTCTTGATTGATTTTTGGTTTCCAATACTTTTAAATGCTTAGGGTCATTTTGTTCAATCAGTTAGCTAACAAACTGTTTTCCGAAAGTAAAATTCAAAATAATAGACACTGAAAGTCCACTCGGGAGCCCGTTATCCAGTCCTAATTCAATTATTATCGAAGTTCATCAAGCGGAATTCTTTAACAACTTTGCGCTGCTCTTTCTCGTCGTCAAGTTTGAAATGATTGAGAGCGATAAACTCAAACAGTCTGTTTTGTTTCTGATCCAACAGAAAGAAAGTAGATAGACCTGGTTTGCTATATATTGTGAAAAACTTTATCCTGATCCAACTTGCTACTTGCCTGTACTCATCGATATTGAAATCTGTTACTTCTCTGGTAAAGTTGTAATCCAATATTGGTTTAAATTTCTCCCGAAACGCTTTCAAGACTTTTTTGTATTCATTTGCTCTTGTCAACGGGTTGAACTCCCCAGACTCAAATTCAAAAAGCTTTTTGGTCTCGCTATCGTAAAGGAAATAATTTTTGGAGCCTTCCCTTTTATAGATCTTTAAAGGTTTATTGATCCATAGCGTCGCATGGTGCGGTATGAGTGCATCTAAGTCAAATTCTTTGACCTCATTCAGGAAAGTATATTCCTCCTGATCTTCAGGTTTTATTGTTTTGTAGGTCATCGGGCCCTCACCTGTCAAAAGCCAATGAGCAGAAACCCCGAATTCTTTCACTAAAAGCGCCAGGAACGCGGCCGGCACTAAGGACGCGGTTTTACTGTTTGATTTTAAACTGAAGATCGTAGCACCCAGGCCATACTTATTTGTGAAGTAATATTTACTCTTCATTATTTTCTCCTTCAATAAGTAATCGACTACCTGGTTAAACCTTTCAAAAATTTCAATCGAATCGGGCAGATCCGCAGTCTTTACCGGCTTCTTCTTCGGTGTGGTTGATCTGCGGAATCTTTTTTTCTTTGGTTCAGTAGGTTGATCCTTTGGTACTTCTTCTGCCATGTGTGGATTATATGTTAGATTCGGAGTTGGTACGGTCTCCAAGTTGCTTTATATGAGACTCGAGAATGTGGAAATTTGAATTAGATGGAAATAAATTTGCGACACTTTCAGAGGTCGTTAAACTTGGATGTACCTCGCCACCTTTTTTGAAAATTTCTTCTAAACAAATTATTGCATGAGTTATGGACTTTATGTGTCCTTCTGGGAGGTCCATTTTCGTTAGAAGCGCCTCCCCCTCAGACTCGATAAGTTTGTTAATATAAACCTTCTGCGCCTCGAAGACGACTTCCTTTTGATCGACATTCATTTCAAGTTCCCTGACTTGCTGTGCAAGAAAGTCCCCTTCTAGTTTCTTTTTTCTAACAACTGCGGCAGCCCAGCACAATTCAGCAATCAATTTCATAGCTATCAAACCGCCTATCCCTACCAACAGCCAGACCGATCCGGGTTCACCTCTGATTATCCTTAATGATCCGTTAATCTCAGGCAGTTTTAACGGAGTTGAAAGTGCGTGTTTTAAAAGATTGGCGGTTTTCTCTAATTCGTCGAAATCTTCTGTTTCTGGAAGCTTAATTCTAATTGATTCACCCTCTGGTTCAGGGAAATTGTGCTCCAGAAACTCGACAAATGCTTTGTAGGAATTATTTAGGTCATTTAAGTACGGGACACTCACTGAATAGACCTCCTCTGGGAGGGAGAAGGTGTCGTCTTCAATTGTTAGCAACGTGGTCCCTTTGAGCGCGTTGATTATAGAGTTGAATGCTCCAGTTCTTTCTAACTCGTCCAATGACCACCGGAAATTTTTAAATCCCGACACCTTCACCATATTGGTTGATTTTTTCGGGTCGAAGTACCTATCAATTGCGAAGTTATGTGGGCCGAAGTTAATTCGGCTTAGTTCATTCTTGAACTCAATTATGTTCATAATACCAGGAAATACATATATTCTAAAATCCTATTAACTTTGAGATCAATTTTCTCACACTATGGAAGATCTTACATCCTTATTTTTTAAGCTGAGCGCTCCTGCTCAATGTATACTTATCATTTGCTGCGCGGCTCTTGTCGGACTTTGGATAGTTCAGCCTCCCTGGACGGATCGGTTTAAGGATTAACTCCTTTCTTTTTTCTCGTTTTTTTAACTTCCGCCTCCGGGGTTGCTATTTCAGCTATTTGCTTGACCTTCGATTCGATTTGATACATCTTTTCCATCTTGGGGAATTGCTTGATCACATCTTGCGGTGCACCTAATGCTGGTTGAATTTCTGCTCCTTTTCTGAATAGATGGTCGAGTGTATTAATAGACATCTTCAAGGTTTGAATATATTCAGGATTAGGAGTGATATCTTCTCTATCCAAAATCCCTGTAATTTCTATTTCAGTGAACTTATCTAATTGCTTTTGTTGGGCTCTTAAAATTGCCTCTTTGTAATCATTTTCAAGTTCTAGTGTGCGGGTGTGCTCCTTGTATCGTTCTATCTCCTCCTTTTTTTGAATGATCACCATTGTTGACCAACATAGCTCGGCGACCATTTTACAGGCTTTTAATGTTCCAAGCCAAACGACTAGCAAAACCGAGCCCGGTTCTCCTCTTAAAATTTTCACTTGCCCGTTAACATCCGGGTGAAGAATCGGTATCGAAATAGCTTTTTTGAAATCATTTAAATGCACAGCCATCTCTTGGAAATCGTCCGATTCTGGGATCTTGATTCGAATGGCTTCGGGTGGGTCGGCTTTTATCGTTTGGTTCAAGAAATCTAATATTGAAGCTATCTGGCTATGTAGCATGTACGATGAATCTATTATTCCTTGTCCAGATAATCCCTCCACCGAGAAACTATCATAATTAGTTAGATATACTTCTGACTCTTTTAATAGATTGATAAAATGAAATCTTAACCCCAAGGACTCAATGCTATCAATGGCCTGTTTAAAATGATTCAAATTGCTGAACCTGGTCTTCGTAAGCTGTCCTTTGGTCACTTTATCATATTGAATCTGCAAGTCGTCGATATTTATTTTGCTTAGGGCATCTTTTATTGCTGATAGACTGGGAGAGGGTTCTGGCATTTTAGGAAATATTTTTATTTAGAAATCTATTTGTTCTCAGGGATTTCAATACTGTTACGGATCGGTTTAAGGAGTGATTACTCAATTTTTTGATCTGGCATCTGGACCAGTATTTCCTTTCTAACCTTCAGTAAGGCACTTGAAAGTTCGTTGGTCTTATCATTAAAGCTGGTTAACGAACCTTTTGGGGCGATAGCTAATGAAACATACTCATTATAGATCCCATATAAATCAATCAGTTTGACGTGGAGAGCTTGGTATTTTGCCGGAGGGTCATTTAGAGATTTTACCAACGAGTCAATGTGCATTGTGCTTTTCAGTATCATGTCAGTACTCTTGACAGAATTTGCCTGGGCAGCCGACAATGCTTCATTGAAATCTTTTAAATAGTACTCGCTTTCCCTATTAAAATATCCACCCTCTTTATAAATAGCGTTTCTCCAAACAGTCGAGTACAGATCGATAACCGATTCCCCTAACTGAGCTGTCAGTAACATGGTTTGTACAGACTCCTGAGCACCTTGCTCGTATTTTTTTACCTTTTGTGTCGACCAGTAATAGTAACCTCCGGCACCTAATATGGTTAGAGTGATTGCTAAGTAGATTAAATTCTTCATGCGCGTATAAGTATTGAGAGGGGGTAAATATGAAAATGTCAAATGGTACAATTTCAAGTATAATTATTCTTATCGGTGTATAATGTAACTGATTTTAAACTAGTGGGTTATTCAATTGTTATTTTGTTTTTGATGTTTTATTACGATCTAAGTCGATATAGTTCTATTTCCGTTTCACAGCAACCAAACTAAATTCCAGAAGGGCAAACTACATTTCAGAAAAAACCATCGGAGTATTTTTTAGATTGGTGTTACTCTTTCGGAGCTCCTGGTTCTCGCGCTTCAGTCGCTCAATAATATCCATGTGACATGAGATCTGGCGTTGCATCTGTTTAATAGTTTCATTTGTTTCCATTGATAGATTAGGGTTTATTGTGAGCTATTTATTGAATTCTAAATTATGAAAGTGAGCCAAACTGCCCTTTTGCCATCTTTTGATCTATGAGTTTCGTGAATAATCCATTTAATGCGGCATAGGCTTTTTCTTCAATCTCAACCTTTGCTCTGAGTCTTTCAATCTCATCAAGATACCCAGAAATTTGCCGTTCCATGAGTTTTATCCTTTCGTTGGACTCATGATATCTAACTGATAAATCATCCACTATAATTTAAGCATTTTGAGCTTTTGTGACTTTTGTATTTCCTCGGCCAACTTGGATGCGGTTTCCTGTAATTGAGAGAATTTGTCCTGCTGCTCCTTATTCTCTTTTTTAAGATCATCTATAATATCTAAGTATGTAACTATCTGGCGCTGCATCAATTTGATTGAGTCATTCGCGGCGAGCAACTCGGTTTTTAATACCTCGACTTGGTTCGATTTTTTTTCTATTGTGGTTGCAGCATTTTCTGAATTATTTTCTGCTTTCAACATTTCCCCTTCTCCAAGTATAAGCCACTCAGCTCTCACCTCGGGGAACTTTACAAGAAATCTCGCAAGATTATCTTCGCTCATTCCGTTGTTTTGGTCTAGCACACTGCGTGTTATCCCTGTTTGTCGATAAAACTCTGATTTTCCAATCCCTTTATATTCAAGGAATTGCAAGATATTTCGTTTTATTTGCGATTTTTCTTGCATATTTATTTGCAAATGCGAGAAATCTCGCATATCTTTGTACATGTTAATTCAATTATACACAAATTATACTAACAAAGGTAGCCAAATGGACATCGATTTTAAGGAAAATATACGTCAGCGGCACCAGGAGTTGAAGAGTCTTGGAAAAGTTACAGAAGCGGTTACAATGAGCGGTGTGTCGCGTATGACCTATGCACGAGCGGTTAACGGCAAAAAGTACGTCCGAGCAACGACGATGATGGATATTTTGAAGGCTCAGGCCAAAGTACTTGAATTGACAAAAACCAAACTTCAACTTGTTTAAGAACAATGGACGAGCTGATCAAAGTGAGTTGCACTCCCAAAGGGAATCAAGTTGTAGACGGTCGGGAACTTTACAGTTTTCTTGGTCCCAAATCGAATTTCATTGACTGGATTCACCGAATGTTTGATTACGGATTCCAAAAGGATGTTGACTATCTCAAAAAAGAGACGACTGTAAGTCAAGGGGTTATGAAGCATGACTTTATACTGACACTGGATTGTGCCAAGGAAATCGCGATGATCCAACGTTCAGAAAAAGGAAAACAGGCCCGCCAGTACTTTATCGCTTGCGAAAAGCGATTGAAAGAAATTGTCACATCGAAAGAGCTGTCTCGGAGGGAAATTTTGCAAATGGCACTGGAAGCCGAAACTGAAAAGGAAAAAGCAATTCTCCAATTAAACGAAGCCACCAAGCAAATTGAAGCCGACAAACCAAAAGTTGCCTTCGCCGATGCCGTTTCCACAAGCGAAACCGACATCTTAATGAGGGACTTGGCAAAGCTGATTGCTCAAAACGGATTTGTGATCGGTGAACACCGGCTGTACGAATGGATGGTGGTAGGCGGTTATCTGGAAAGACGCAAACGTTGGAGCACCAAGAAAAATAAGTACGAGATCCAGTACTGGCCAACGCAGCGGGCAATTGATCTTAAAGTGTTCCGGGTAAAGGAGACAGTAATACACGAAGGATCAGCCAGTGCCTTTTTGAAACCCACGGTAAAGGTCAATGGTAAAGGACAACAGTACTTCATTCATAAGTTTCTATCCGCTCAGTAACATGACAACTTCCCTAAACCACTTCCCAGAAGACCCGCTTTTAACTTCAATCGCTGAGCTCTTCCGCCTGGGCCAGAAAAATGAATTGAAAATGCAGCTGTGGCTCATGTTCCAGGACAGTTTGAAAGCAAGCCCAGAACACCCACCTGCAGGAAGACTCGACCTAGTCAACGGAATACTTGAAATGATCGATACATCCAGCGGATTGGCTTAAAGAATTCATCAACCCACCAATAAATGAAAATGCAGACTCATCCCAAATCGGTAAAGATCCTCGAAAAAGCAGTTGCCGAGTTTCTGTATTACAACGACGGTGGTAAGAAAGTAAACAAAGCCAGGTTGTTCAGCATGTTCGCTGACAGTCTTTTGGAACCAGAAGAAGATCCCCGCGAAAGGGCAGCATTTTACAAATCTATCGATGATTTGATTGAGGCAATGGATAAGTACCGTAAACAGGTTAAAATCGAAAAACAATGTCAGATTCCGTAATCATTCTCGACAGGGCCGTTTGGAGCCAGTGGACTGAAATGCTTATCAACATTCAAAAGGATGTCAAAGGAATGAAGCAGAAAGTGGACGAACAGGAACGAGACCCTAATGTTTTCACTCACAAGGAAGCTGCATTGTACCTGGGCTATTCAACCGGCCGGCTGCATGTTTTGAAAAATAACCACGTGATCCCATTCTCCCAGTACGGGAAAAAGATCACGTACCGTAAAAAAGACCTTGATCAGTTTCTTTCCGACAACCGGATCCACAAACGTAAACCAACTTAACTCCTCCTATATGAAATGAAAACGAAAATTATTGAAAGGTTATCGCCTTCAAAGCTCATCTGGTCACTCGTCAGCATCCTCGGGGTAATCGCAGTGACGCCAAACTTTTTAATCTACGCATACATTCACTTTCAAAGATTCAGGGGCCCAAAATGGAGAAACTAGCTTTACTCGCCTGTCTCGCGCTGGCGGTCACACTGAACGAATACGCTGCCGGGATTATCAGCTGGGTTGCCCAGAATCCCACCCTTTGGACTAAGGAGCTTGGATATCTCCCAATAGTCTTGATTGTCGCCTTTGCTTTTCTAATCCCTAAAATCAGAAAACACCTGTAGTCATGAAATTCAACCATTTGTTTCTGACCGAAATGGTCAGCCCGGCAACTGCATTCTATTACAAACATTTCACCTACTCAAACTTCGTCGCAATCTTCATTTTTTGCCTTGCATGCGCGATTGCAGCCGGATTTCTCGCAGCGAAGAACACGAAAGTTTGAGACGTATAGCATTTAACGTAATTATTATCTATACCGCAAATCATTATAAAAATGGATATTAAATTAAGGCACCTAAGCCTCACAAACTTCAAAGGGATCAAGAGTAAATCATTTGATTTCTCGGATGAAACATTCATCTACGGTGATAATGCTACCGGAAAAACAACGCTCTTCGATTCATTCACATGGCTGCTTTTCGGTAAGGACAGCGCTGACAGGAAGGACTTCAATATCAAGCCATTGGATTTTGTCGGCAAGTCAAAAGAAAAAGTATCCTGCGAAGTTTCGGCCGTGTTGATAGCAAGTGGCGTTGAAATGATCTTGAAAAGGGTGTTTCAAGAAAAGTGGCAGAAAGTAAAAGGAGCGGAGCAGCCCGAGTTCGTCGGCAATGAAACGCTATATTACTGGAACGATGTTCCTATGCAGCAAAAAGAATACATGTCCAAAATTGAGACACTTCTGGATGAGCAAGTATTCAAGCTGATCACAAACCCGCTCTATTTCAATTCTCTGAAGTGGCAAGATCGCAGGGCTGCGCTACTTTCGATTGCTGGGCATATCAACGATTCGGACGTGCTGGACTCCATTTCGACACTTTCGAATAAGCAGGAGATTATGAACCTTACGAGTATTCTCAACCAGGGGAAAACGCTCGCAGAATACAAAAAGGAAATTGCGGCAAAACGCAAGAAGGCTAACGATGATCTGAAAATGATTCCCTCTCGTATTGATGAGGCAGAAAGATCAAAGCCACAACCTGAGAATTACGACGCTATCCGCGCTTCAATCAAGAGGCTTACCGGAGAGGTGGCAAAACTCGATGAGCAAATCAGTGATAAAGCGAGGGCAAATGAAAGCCGCTTGCAACTCATACAAAGCAAGCAAAACCAATTTTACAGTTTAAAGTCTGATTTAACCGCTATCGAGTTCAGGTTTAAAGAGGAAATCCGTGAAAGAAACCGGACGCAGGATGAACAGCCTCTCAAAATTCGCCGAGAGATATCATCGCTTGAACTTGAATTGTCCACGGTTCAAACTAAAATAGACATTCTCACCAGGAAAAATGCGGAATTAGAGGCTTCGTTGCAGCCTACCCGGGATCAATGGGCGAGCGAAAATGAAAAGCAACCGGTATTCGACGATTTGGAAATGAGTTGCCCCACATGTAAACGGGCTTACGAATCCGACGACATAGAAGAGTCGAGGAAGATTTTAACAGAAAATTTCAATGCTGATAAAGTCAAAAGACTGGAAGTAATCCGCAATAAAGGAATTCAGGCAAAAGTGGAAATCGAATCGAATAACACGCTTATTCAACAAAGAGACGAAGAAAAATCAGAGATCACATCCAAGCTAGAAGCAGCAAAAAAAGAGTTTCAGAAACTGGCCACCTCTCGGAATGATCGTCAGGATGAAAAGGATGAATTGAAATCGCTGTTGGAGTCCAACTCGGATTATGCCCAACTTCTCATTCGCATCAATGACCTTCAATCAGATTTGGAGGAATCAAATAAACCGGATGAATCTATCCCCGAGGACAGCGGGCTTAAATCGCAGAAAGCAACTCTTTCTTCGCAAATCGCTGAGCTAAACCAAAAGTTGGCAGGAGAGGAGCAAATAAAAAGAACGGATGCCAGAATTGATGAGCTTAAAGAGTCTGAACGTTCGCTGGCCCAGATTATCGCCGAATATGAAGGATCTGAGTTTGTCATTGATGCATTCACCAAGTCGAAGATGAACATGCTTGAAGAGCGTATCAACAGCAGATTCAAACTTGCAAGGTTCCGGATGTTCAAACCGCAGGTGAATGGGGGTGAGGAAGAAACCTGCGATACCACTTTCAACGGCGTGCCATGGTCTGATTTAAACACAGCCGGGAAAATCCAGGTGGGTATTGACATCATCAACGCGCTCTCAGAGTTCTATTCGGTCAACGCTCCAATCTGGATTGACAACCGGGAATCCACAGTTCAAATCCCTGAAACGGATTCGCAGATCATCAACCTGATTGTGAAAGGAGGGGCCACCCTGACAGTTCACTCGGGTGCATCAAAATTTCAAACTGCTTAAATAAATAATCACATTTAACTTTTAACCAATCATGTCAAGTCAACCACAAAATACGCCGGCGCCCCAAACACCTGCGCCGGTAGCAAAACCGACCGAAAAAGATATTACCGGTGCAGTAATGACCAAAATTGAAGCCTTTACCGAATCGGGTGAACTTCAACTTCCGAAAGACTACAGTGTGGGAAACGCTTTGAAGGCCGCCTGGATCATCATTCAGGAGGTTAAGGATAGAAATGGGAAATTGGCCCTTGAAGTCTGCTCACAGGCAAGCATTGCAAACGCTCTATTAAAAATGGTCGTATGGGGCTTGTCTCCACTCAAAAAGCAATGCGACTTTATCGTCTACGGGAATACTCTTTCATGTGATCCGGAGTATACAGGAAATATAGCCCTTGCAAAAAGGTATGGTAGCCTGAAATGGATCAAAGCCAACACTATTTTTGAAGGAGACGAATTTGAATGGGAAGTTAACCCGGAAACTGGTAGAAGAAAGGTTTTGCGGCATGCACAATCTCTCGAAAAATTTGGAACATCATCCTTTAAAGGTGTATACGCCATATTCGAGTTGGAAGATGGAACGCGTGACGTTGAAATAATGAGCAAGGAGCAGGTACTGAATGCCTGGGGGCAGGGCGCCGCAAAGGGGAACTCGCCAGCACATACAAAATTCTCAGATCAGATGGCCCAAAAATCGGTTATCAACCGGGCCTGCAAGCTCTTGATCAGGAGTTCGGATGACAGCATCCTTTTCGACAAAGAAGATTCAGACATTGATCAGGTAGGCGAAGGAGTAAAGGCCGAAATCAAACAAAGCGCCAACAGGAAAGAAATCAAGTTTGATGAATATTCAGAGATTCCATCAGCTCAACAACAATTGCCGCAAGGATCCGAGCCAGTTACGATCCAGGTTACGCAACAAGAGGGGATACCAGTCAACAACAATTCAAGGAGGCCTGAGCCTGCGCAAGCGACGATTGACGGACCTGGTTTCTAATGAGGCTGACAGTAATCAACAGCGGATCATCCGGTAACTGTTACCTTCTTGAATCGTCAACAGGTGAAATATTAATGGTGGAATGTGGCGTGAGGTTTCAGCAAGTATTACAGGCAGTCGGGTTTAAAGTGAACAAGATTGTTGGCTGCGCACTAACCCACAACCACAAAGATCACTCGAAAGCGGTTCATGAAGTTTTGAGTTCAGGAATAAAAGTCGCAGCCTCCGACGGGACATTAAATGCAGAGGGTGTTCGGGTTCACCATAATGCGGTATCATTTAATTCAAATAGAAACATGGTCTGCTTCGGTGAATTTTCTATAAAAGCTTTTGATGTCAATCACGATGCCGCCGAGCCACTGGGATTTTTGATCCGTCACAAGGAATTAGGAACCATGCTGTTTTTGACTGACACATACTACTGTCAGTACACTTTCCCGGGATTAACCAACATCATGATAGAGGCGAATTATTGCGAACAGATCTTACGGGACAAAGTTGCTGCCGGAGTATCACCGAAGTTCTTGCGGGATCGGGTCATTCAATCGCACATGAGTCTGAGAACGTGCAAAGAGTTGCTTCAAGCGAACGATTTATCGAAGGTCAACAATATTGTCCTGATTCACTTATCTGATAGTAACAGCCATGCAGGAAGATTTGAGAAGGAAGTACAGGAAATGACCGGGAAGAAAACTTACGTGGCAATACCCGGGCTTGTGATCGAAAATTTTGGGAGTGTTCCCTTCTGAAATAACGAACGTTGAGTAGTAGTACATGTCCCGACATACTTCGGGCAGCCGATTGGCTAACGACCTCAAAAGAAAAGGTTAAGGGTTTAGGAAGTAATCTGATGTTGTCAGACATGCTCACAAGGCATCTGGCCCCGAGGCTTCGGGAGTTTTTGAAGTAAACAGTTAAACAGAGAAATCATGCCGAGAACAATATCAATTGATTGCGAGAAAGCGAACATAGAGACAGCTGGTCGTAGCCAAATCAGACTGGAAATTCAAGGGCACAGCGATGGAGAAATCCTCGATCAATTCACAATCCAGAATATTCTAAAGTGGATCGACGATGATAAATTTCTCGATGTAATCGGAATTGAGCGGGTTAAGGAGTATTTCAATTTAACCGAATCCGTCGAATCATGAAAGCCATCTCCATCCAACAACCCTATGCCGGCCTACTCATCTTGGGCATTAAGAAATTCGAAACCCGGTCGTGGAATACCAAATACCGAGGAGAGATCGCAATCCACGCATCGGCCCGGATAACACCAGACGGACTTTTCTGGCTTAATTGGCTGACAAAGGAATTCCCTGACAAGTTCTTCCCAGGCAGCGAGTATCATACAATTTGCAGCCAACAGGGGATGGTAATCGGAAGTGTGAATATCACCGATACGTTCTCGACTAACGAACCGATGCAAATCGAATCCCTGGAACGAATGCTCGGAGACTTCAGCGAAAACCGGTATTACTGGAAATGTGAGAACCCGTTTGTGTTTCCTGCACCCATACCAGCAAAAGGTGCGCTGAGCTTTTGGAACTGGGAGCGTATTCAACCTTTAACTATTCAAAACCCATGGTAAAGTTTGTAAGATTCGTTTTGGGGCTCATCTGGCTTGCTGCCGGTGGAGTTGTATGTATCTTCTTGTCTCCGGTGCTTTTGGTTGAATGGCTTTTTAAAATAATAGATCATAAACCTTAACAGAGTCGAACCATTATGATCAATTACAAGGTATCCCGGAAAGAACTTAATGAACGAAAAGCGCTCCCGCTTTGGGACAAGGTTCAATGGGCTATTGAACGATATATTGATTACGTTGAGATATTCGGGCAGCGCGGGGTTTACAAAGCGTTTTCAGGCGGCAAGGATAGCCAGGTTATGAAACATATCATCGATGACCTGCATGATGGTCGGATGGGTGAGTTTCTTCGAATGGAATACCGTTTGCTTTACCGGACGCTGATTGAGGGAAAACCGTCACCGCCTGATGTGCATTGCAAAACCGGCATAGAATTCCCTGAAATAGATGAACATGTAAAAACGTTCGATGGCGTGATCATCCTGAAACCGAAAATGGGATTTACCAGGGTGATAAAGGAAGTGGGCGCGGCAATTGGTAGTAAGAAAATTGCTATGATGATCCGAAGGGCAAAAGGTTATTTGTCGAATCCCAATCCGAAAAACGAAGCGACATTGAGGCTTTACACTACCGGAATCAAACGAGACGGGACGGTGAGCAAGGCGTCCAAAATTCCGGATCGCTGGCTGAAAGTATTGGACGCGCCTTTTCTGGTCAGTGATAAATGCTGCGATATTTTTAAAAAGGAGCCTTTCAGACGGTATGAAAAGGAAACCGGACGCGTTCCCATCGTCGGTACGCTAGCTGAAGAATCTGATCAGAGAACTGTCAGCTACATGAAAACGGGTTGTATTACTTGGGATAGAGGGAAAGAGTCTTGCAGGCCGCTGTCAATTTGGACTGAAAAGGACATTTGGGATTACGCTGACTTGCATTTAATCCGGTTCTGCTCTGTGTATTATGACAGAACTGTCGAAGTGAAACAGCTGGACGGATCACTCGCAATGCGGAACCTTCCAGCCGAGAGGCAAACGGGTTGCACTATCTGTCTTTTCGGGCTACACCTCGAACCGAAAGGCAAGCCCAATCGTATTCAACGGCTTGCAGTAAGTCACCCGATTTTCTATAATGTAATGGTTAATAAATGCGGAATTGGTGAGATGTTGGAATGGATGGAAATTACATATAAGCCATTTCGTCGATACTGCCAAACCTCACTATTTGAGGAACATAACTAATACAACACTTTAACAGCGTCGAATCCTATACCAACACATTTGTTTCTTAACCATAACCAATCACAACCATGCCTACCTGGTACAAAACCAACATCCGCTATCAAAAGGAGGATGAAGCCGGAGCGTTAAAGACAATCACAGAGTGCTTTCTGATAGATTCTGTGTCCTTCACCGAAGCGGAGGCGAAAGCCTACAAGCTGATCACTACCGGAGCAAGTGACTTTTCCGTCACCGGAATCACGAGAATGCCACTCGCAGACATATTCACCTATGAAGAAGGCGAAAAGTGGTTCAAAGCGAAGGTTATCTACCATTCAGTCGATGAGCGCAATGGAAAAGAAAAACGAATTGTGAATAACATGCTGGTCAACGCAGACAGCGTCCAACAGGCCCTTGACCGGATCACAGAGAACATGAGAAACTTCCTGATCCCGTACGATGTCGAATCGGTCGCTCTTACGACAATTCTCGAAGTGTTCCCACATGTTTCACAAGAGGAAGCCGAGGAGGTACCCGCGAATTTGCGGCCTCTGTCAGAAGTACTAGCCGCAGCCGGGTCTTAAAAAACGATCCTGCTAGATATCGAAAAAAATAGAAATTAATACATTTGAAAACAGAATATATTTAATTTATATTTGACTCCTATTTTTTGAATGATTAATAGTCATTAACAGGTAATAAGGTGCATTAATTCGTGTTCGGTTATTACATTGAATTTTTTTAATAGTTTAAAGATATTCTAAAACAAAATATAAATATGTTTACATCTCGAATTGAAGTAGGGCAGAAGGTTCAGGTCAGTACCAAAGGAGGCAACCCGCCCAATGCAGCCCCTCCGCTGGTCTTCCAAGGTAACCTGAAAAGCGAAGTCATAGGCTCCGGAAGTTTCGGAGGAATGATTGAGATTGAATACGAAGGAGAGAAGAGCATTCAGGATTACCACGGAAAGGTTGTTGGAACGACTGCCGGTTTGAAAACGCAGACCATTCCATTGTCGATAGTCGAGTCGGTTCAGGTCATTGAGCCCTTGTTGAACTGGCAGTTTTGAGTTACGTATAGTTATAATCGTTTGTCTGCTTTCCCTTAGTATAAGTCACCTTTTATGGCTAGACCGTCAAAAAATAACGCTGATTATTTCAGCCATGACAACGATATGAGAAATCATCGAAAGGTCAGAGCTATAAGATCAAAGTTCGGAATAGCAGGTTATGCAATATGGGTCATGTTTCTGGAAGTGCTGACTGCGTCGGAGGAAAACAGGTGGAATGACAACGAGTTGGAATTAGAGCTGCTTTCTGGGGACTTCGGAGTTTCTGTGACAGAAATAAAAGATGTGATCGATTACTGCGTCAAATTGGGACTTTTGTTTTCTGAAAATGATCAAGTTTTTAGCAAAACCCTTGATAACAACCTTCGTTCGGTTTATGAGAAGCGGAATAAAGCGAAGTTAATGGCGCAGAATCAAGCTAAAAAGCAACAAAAACAGGAATCAACCGGAGTTTCTGTGACAGAAATACCACAAAGTAAAAAAGAAGAAAGTAAAGTAAAGGAAAGTAAAGAATTAACTGAAGACGTAGATAACAAACTAGTTACTGAAGCGCGAAACGAAGTTGATTCGACGACGACACCTGAAAATGATCCATTGCCTGATTTCATAAAAAAAAACAGGGATGATTTCCGGGAAGAAATAAAACAAAATCCCCCCCAGTTGCGCGAGACCCTCCCGACTCTGGATGAGTTGGAGGAAATTTTGAAGGCATCAAGTACGCTGATGGAGGCTGCATGTATTGGGAACAAAATCAGCCAATCGGATTATTTTGACGCGATTGACACGTTCGTCAGGGATAAAAAAGCCGTGAATTATGTCGTCCATTCCGAATCCGACGTCAAGAAGCACTTTCTGTACTGGCTACCAAGCTGGAAGCAAAAAATCACTCGGGAGAAACAGAACAGCCAGAGTGAAAAGCCCAGAGGAAAGATCGGACAAACCTACGATTCAGTGATGGCTGCCAACCAGAAAATCCAGGACGAAGGAGGGTATTTGACCTATCAGGATATTTTAAATAGTACTTGAAGATGAGCAATTTAACGATCAGGGATGCATTTGAGAATACTGTCCCGGAGCAGGTCGCTCGTAAGCTGAGCCAGTCGGAGATTTCAATCGTTTCCGCTTCTCTGACTGCGGATAAGAACCCAAAGATCTGCCAGATGACCAGTGAGCAAATGGCCCGGATGATACCTTCGATTGTGCTTAAAGCTAGTACGCGATTGGGAAGCAAACCCAAGGACGAAGACGAGCAAAAGGTCATCAACCGTGAGCTGAACGGAGATTTGATGAAGTTCCCGAACCTGACATCATCGGAGATCTTCCGGGCGCTTGAAAACGGATTGGACGGACAGTACACCGCTCAGGGACAGCCTGTAATCTTCACACCTTCGAACTTTGTCCAGTGGATCAAAGCCTACATCGAAGAAACGAAGAAGCCGGTTATGAAAAAGCTGGCCCAATTGTCCCACCAAGTGGAAGAAGTCAGGGAGTTGACGGTAGAGGAGGAGTTTGCAAGTAAACTCTCGGCCCTCAAATTAGCGCTTGAAAGATCTGGGCCGGATGGGCCGGGATTCCAGGATTACGGAGGAATTGTTTACAGTCTTCTCAATGACTTCGACTACCTGAATTTGACCAAGGAGCAGAAGTGGGGGTACATGTTCAAGGCGAACCAGATCATGCTGCAGGACGCGATCGATGCAAAAGATTCAGGGAAGATCCGGTCGATGTCAGAGCTGCTGAAATCAACGAAATCGGGGGTGAAAGATGAATCTGTAATCTCCACGGCCCAGCGGTTAATCGTCCATGATAAGCTAAAAGATATCTGTCAGACACTTGAAGACGCCAATGATTTCATGGATAATATTACCGCGAAAGTCTCTGACTTCTTGGAGGTTTTGAAAAGTGAAACCGAAGACTAACACATCCATCATGCAACAAACCCAACAACTCCGCCCCTTCACTGAAACCGAAAAGGGTATAGCGCTAACGACTTCGGCCGCCGTCCATTATCTGATCAGAATGCTCGACCAATTGCAGCACACCAACATGTTCCGCAGGAAGCTTAAACAAACCGGCAATAGTTTCCTGGCTGAGCTTGAAAAGCATGCAAAACAGACGGTTTGGGATGTATCGGTAGAAGGTTCAGATATCGGTGCCGCAGCTGAACAAATGGAGGGCATCACAGATTTGTTTCACAACCTACTGGTTCTGGCTATGGCTTGCGGTGAGATTCCGGCCGGTCAAAGGGAGTTGTTCTGGCTGGAAATCGCAAAGAACTTCAAACGGTTCGACATACCGCTCAGGATCTCGCATGATGGGGATTTGCAGTTTGTGGAAAGGACTGTTCCTGCACAATGAAAACCTGCAAACATCCTGACTGTACTCTTCCCGTGTTCGGTGGTGGGTATTGTAAACTTGCTTGGCATCAGGCGCTGAGAACGGATGAGAAGTATTTGAAGGCCCAGGCAAAACGGAAGGAGAAAGCAAAGCAGCCACGTCAGCCGATCAGGAAAGAAAGTAAAAAGGTAGCCGCGGCGAATCGGAAGTACAGCAAAGAGCTTCCGGGATGGAAAGCAGAAAATTCAATTTGTGTGTATCCAGGATGTGAAAGCGAAGCAGTTGATTGTCATCATTCAGGTGGTCGGGGGATTTTGATAAACCAGAAGAAATTCATGATCCCGCTTTGCCGAGAGCACCATGATATGTGCAAGATGCAGCCGAAGAGGGCGAAGCAGCTCGGATTGATCTGGTCGAGGGTGCTGAGTTTGAAGTATGCGGATTTGAATTAGTTACACAATCAAAAGAAGAACAATGACTATCGACAAAGAGATAACAGACTTGGCAATTATTACCTGGGGTGAGAAAAAACAGCTTCAAATGGTTCGAGAGGAATGTTTAGAGTTGGCCATGGCTATCGGCAAATATTTAGAGAGAAACGACCCTTACAATCCGGAAAACTTGAACAATCTAAGATCGGAAGTCGCTGATGTGAATATCATGATCCAGCAAGCAAACTTCATCGTCGGCGAGGAAGATGTTCAGGTTTTTATTGACCAAAAACTTTCGAGATTAAAAGAAAGGATCAATCGAAAGCAGTTTTAAATGGATGGTGAACAAGCGCTTATCCACAGATCGATTTACCTAATTAACCAAAAGTTACATCATGACAAACGTATCAATTTCCAATAACGAGCGGGTAATAATCACCCGTCAGGAAGGGCAGAACCAGGCTCAGTATCAGCGCAAAGAAACAAATGGGTGGGAAACTAAACTACGCCGTTCGTATGATCCGGGTGTGAAGTGTAAGATCGTTGAGGACATCGTGGCGGCTTACAATGACGAGGTGAGAAGGAAGAAGGCGTACAATCGGTCGAAGTTGGAGCTGTACCACTAGACTTCATCCGCAATTGTGGAACAGTGATCCAGGAGACAAAAAGACTATAACCATTAAACATATCAGACAATGAAAATAGAAAAAATAGAATCAATCGAAAGTGAAGTGCAAAGGTTTATGTCCCGCTTACTCGATTTGAAGGCCGAAGTGATCAATCAAAAAGATCAGAAATATCAGTACGTCGAAGGCACTTATAAATCGGGCGCAGTTAAGAGAGCCGCCCTTGATCTGAAAGTTGCACTCACGAGAATCACTCAGAACCGTGATTAAATTTTAGAGGAGACAAAAAGAGTAAACGTTTAAACATAAGAGTTATGGAGACATTGATTGATGATTTAGCATTAAGGAATCTCCTTAAAGTAGACCAGAACCCCCACGAATGGGCAAGTAAGCCTTGTGTTCTTCATGGAAGATATCTAGTTACAGACTATCACATGATCGTAAGCGCGCCACATGATCGAGTGGACTGTGCTGATTATTACACCGGACTAGAATCTGACAAGTTCATTCCAGTTTTAGAGAAATTGATTCCATGCAGTCCGGTTTCAGTCAACTTTCAATTCTTGCGTGAATTCATGACGGATGAATATGTCCAAGAAGTAATTGAACGCGAATCCGTTGATTGTTCTTCCTGTTCAGGAGAAGGTTATGTTGAATGTGGGGAGTGTAAGCATGAGCACCCATGTGATGTCTGTAATGGAATGGGAGAAGTGCCCGGCAAGAAACTGCCAAAGCCAATCAAGGTTTACAATAGCGATGTGTACTACTTAATACATGGCGTTTCATTTCTTATGGATATGGTAAGCCAGGTTTCAGATGTGGTAGAGTTATTGGGCCTCCTAGATCAAGAATGGATTGTTTCCAAAAAGAGCGAAAAGGCTCTTGTTTTCACCTATAATGAAATTGAAATATTAGCCATGGGATGCCTGATTAGCGATGGTTATACCCGTGTTACTGAAATATGACAACCAATCAACCCCAATCCTGAGTTATGGAGACAATAGCACAAGAAGCAAAGAGATGCGAGTGGCAACCAATCCAAACAGCACCCGAAGGTCGCTTGATTAAAACCAAAATCAGCGATGAACGTGGCGATAGAAATGAGCAAAGATTAGTACGGCAAGGCCGTTTGTGGTTTACTGATCTGACATGCAATATGTACGTATACTACACTCCCACTCACTGGCAAGACCTTTAATCACCTCCGGATATTAAACCAAACCACAAAAACTATTATGGAAAGATATTCTTTAATAATCGAAGGGATCAAGTATGAATATGAACTAACTGACATTGTAGTTTTTGCTACCGATATAGCTACCAAATTTATTACTAACCCCCTCCCTGTATCACAGGGTTAAACAAAAGAAAGGTATGGACACAATTGAAGGAAATAAGCTACTTGCCGATTTTAATCGGTACCTAGAAAAAGCCAGGGAATCGAAAGACCCGTATTTATACGCTATGGAACATGCGTATCAAAACAATGGATTGAAATATCATTCGGACTGGAACTGGCTCATGTCAGTAGTTGAAAAGATCGAAGCAATAGGCGAGGATTCGTTTGTAGTTCATAGTTACGCAAATGTTGCTCAGATTAAAAAACTATCTGGTCATCCCGGTGGAGTTTTGATATTCAGGTCAGTAGGCGATACTAAAATCGAAGCAGTGTGGAAAGTGGTTTTGCAGTTCGTCAATTCACACAACAATCCAAACTTCGTACGCGAAGTAACAGTTCAATCCTCCCCGCCTCAATGATGCAGGGTTAAACACTAAATAGATAATACAGATGAACAAAACAAGAGCAAGAGAACTATCTGAAACGATCAGCAACGAGGCTATTTCAGATATGCTTTTAAAAGCAAAAACAGAGGTTAAAGATTGGGAGAAGCCAGCAAAAGCCAATCCGATTTTTAGTCGTGGAAAGTTTTGGAATATGTTTAAGTGTGGAGAGTTTAATGTCAACAAATCGTATCATTCAATATTGAAATACAGATTTATTGAGGAATTTGGAGAGTTTCTGCCAGAGAAATATCAGCCAATAAAAAAAGAAAAACGTGCTGTTGTCACATATCATGAAGATCCAAAATTTTAACCCGTCCCCTATGAGTCACGTAGTAAGATTTTTAACAACAGACGATGGCGAGGCCGTTGAAACAAATGAACAAGGAGATCCTATATGGGGGAGTGAATGGCATTTAGTAAATTCATTCGGAGATGCACACAGAACATTATGCGGCGGTGAGGTATTTGGATTCGGGGAAGGAGCGGCTGAGTTTGAGGATAAAATTGGGAAGATAACTTGCGATCGTTGTATTGAAATGGTGAAATTTTTTAAGAAAGTTAGGCTTTAACCCTTCACCAAACGGAACATGAAAAAGAAAACATTTGACGACTTCAAATAGGACGTGGCAAAGTCGCACGGATTTGATTCTTTCTGGTACTTGGAACAAAGATACCCAAATGCAATATATCGGTTTTATAAAGAAGCCGCCGAACTTTTCGCCGACCACTACGCCCGGGAAGCTGTGAAAGCGGATAGGGAGAGAATAGCAGAGGGTAGTGCATTTTTTGAAAAAATATTTGAAAACCTACCAATCGAACTACCATGAAAAAATTCATAGAGATCTTTGCCGACGAGAAGCGGAAAGCTCATGTTGCACCACTCACGAACGAACAATTAGAACTCGTTGAGTCTGTTGCGAAAGCCTACGCCCTCTCCTGTATCGATCCCAGCGAAGAAGAAATCAGCCATGCATGGAGTGATTGGTACAAAGAAAACGGAGGAAATAATACTCAGGAATCTTGGGAGTCTGCTATCACATGGTATAAACAGAAAATTGGAAGAAAATGAATAATAAAACCCAGATCATTTGTAGCAGCGATATGCTGTACAATTTCCTTAAAGCCCTCCGACCTGTTACAGGGGCTTACTCTGCGAAGATTGAGAATGGATATTTAACCATTGGAGGTTTCGGTGAAAGGCTATCAGTTGAAAGCAAGGAGCCTTATTTCCAAAACACCTATTACGGCAGCAGTCTTCGAACTCTTACAAGCATATTGAAAGATGTCTCCGAGCAACCAATTACAATCGAGTTCAATGATTTCATTGAGATCAAGTCACTTATTTTATAAAAAGAATGAAATCACCAACAATTGAAGTTGTATTCGAGAAACCCACCTACAAACCCCTTAGCGAACTAGCAGGGGATCTGGAAAGCTGCGAGAAGATATTTAATTACCAGTTTCAAGGCCGGAATTCACCTCGGATAACGTCAAATCTTGGATTTATAAAGCTTCAATATGAGATTAAAATAGGAAGTTCTGGAATCCCAATGGTCATGACAATTGAGTACAATGGAAATATTTTGGTAAGCTACGATCACAAAATGTTAAGTATTGAGAACCCATTCAAATTGGTCGATTTCATCCGTTCACTCGGCTACTCCGCCTGAGGTAAATCCCTTGCAAACCTCTCCCTGATATGCATTAAAGCCATACCTCTATGCTTCCAGATGTTATGCATGAGCTCTTCGGCCTGGGTGTGGGTCATTCTCTCAGAGGGATCAGCATCTACGATTGTTACGCCACCATCAGGGGAAGAAACTGGTCTTGGGGTGTGTCCTGTACTCAGCATCACTTGGTAGTAAACAACAGGATCTTCTGCCAGGGAAAAAATAAGCATTTCAGCTGCTGCTGTGTAATCTTCAAAGGTGACTTCGATACCGTACTGCCGGATAAGAGAAGCCGCTACCTTTTTAAAGATCACCTGATTGTCACTATACACCCGCTCAGCAGATCTGTTTCTTTGGATGTTTAATCTCTTCCAGATCATTTGAAGTCCAGAGTGTATAAGGTGAGCCGCGAGAGAGTAATTTTTAGCCATTCAAAGCTGGCTGATATAACCGGCGGGTATGGTGGTTCTATTCCGGCTGAAAGATTAGAATTTATTATCTTCGACACTTTCGAAGAATGCATGCCCTACAATGGTGATGAGCTCCGAAAAAAGGCTCTTAGTAAATTAACGAAAGAGGAAAAGTTTGCACTTGGCTGAACCAACTAACCCCATTAACATCACCCGAGAAAAACTATTAGAATTTAACTACCTGATGTTCCTATTGCCTACTTTTTCTTCAATTCGTTGTGCTTTGCTAGAAAGTCCATTATTGCCTTTTCGGTCTCGATAAACGGCTGTACTATTGAGGGCATCATCGGTAGTTTGTTCCTTGACCCTTCAAAAGAAAAGTTTGCATAACAGTACGCCTGCGCTAAGTCGGTACACTCTTTCAAAATCGAAATAGCTTTCTTTGTTGGGCCTCTCTTCAATAGACCAGGATTCTCGAATTCGAAGAATGACACTTGTCTGCCGCGAGCTACCCAAATTCCGTCACCGTCACGATCCGCGTAGAATTCGATTTGAACGCTAATTGACAATGTCCCTTTTTTGAAATCATTGATGCCTGACTTAAATCCTATCGCACTCGATTCCCCGTACTCTCCGAGTAAATACAGACCATAAGAGTTCTGATTGAATTCGATGGGAGCCGGCACAGTGCCTGAAATGAAATAATCCATAAAATATCTTTATTCTGCCGGAAGGGCTATTTGTTCTAAAAATTCCTCAATGCCTTCAACTGAGTTTTCTTCCGGTGTTAGTTCCATACCGGATTGTGGTACGCCATTTTCTTTACAAAGCAATGAAAATATTGAATAAGCGTGTGCTTGGGCTAACTGGTGGCATTTCTGTAGAATACGCACGGAATCTTCGTTAACTCCTAAAAGGATACTCCGCTGGTCGGAAAACTGAAAAATTGATACGTAAAAGGAATCAACCGCCTCGAACTGGTTTTCGCCGATAAGGCCAACCAATTTGATATTGGTAACAATGGGTAACAGTCCTTTATCGAATCCTTCAAACCTGGATAATACTGAAATTCCAACGTAACGGCCAAACTCTTTTCTTTTAACTCTATCTAATACTGAATGATCGATGTCAAAACTTAAATTGTCAGCATTGACGATCGAAAATTGTGGATAATCAATCATAGGTATTTTTTTATCGAATGCTCGGGTGTTGAGTTGATCTCTGTTGAAAGGTGTTTAATCGAATAAATTGTACGAGTAGCCAGGCTTTACTATCTTCTCTGATGGGGCATAGTCAGCAACAAGCTCTATTTTCCTTCTGTCTGAAAAGTCCATTATGTCGCTTTTAGGATCCAGCCATTTCGATTCTTCGTCCTTATCTAATACAATAGGCATTCGTTTTTGTCGATTGTCGACGATGGCCATCAAGCCGTTGGCTCCGGTCGTCAAAATAGTAAATTTCCGGATCTTTTCACCGGTTTGGTGGTCAGTCTGGTCTTCGTAGATTCCTGCGCAAGCGAAAACCGTCTTGTTAGCCTTTGTAACTAGGCATCTCCGAATCTTTTTATCAACTAACCGGTTCTGAAAGAAACCATCGACTAAAATTAGGCACCTATTTGCAATATTTGAGCGAACTGCTACATTTGAATGAACTTGATTAAGCTGGATTCTCCAGATCCATTCATTTGCCCATTCTGATTTTGTTTCACTGCTTAATCCCCAATACGCTATCATAATGATTTTCATTTGATCATTTGCGATAATCGGTAGGGGTGGGTAATCCGTTCCAGTAAACCACTCGAAAGCGACGTAGGACTTTGGATCCTGAAATTTAGCCCCATATTCTGCCTCGATTTCAGATAGAGCTTTTGTCAGTCTCACAACATATCAGGTTTGCATTAAGTCTTTAATAAAAAATATATACGCCGTGTCTTCTACTCATAAAGCTGCTGTGCTTTGCTCCAATACGTTTTAGCTTTCGCGACCTCTCCCTTCTCAATGTCATTCCCTTCCGGATCCTGCTTGCGCTTGCTATTGTGCACTTTCATGAACTCGCGCTTTTCTATCATCAGTGAATCTTTGCCTGTGGCTATATCGATTTCATTCTCGGCATCCGAGTACACTTCATGGAGGCAGTCTAAAAACTCCTTCAACTTTGCATCCGGAATTTTCGAAGCAATAGATCGAGGATCTATTTTTGCCGCCCAAAGTGATTCATCAGTATAGGCATTCCCCATTCCCCGAAGAAGTTTTTGCTCCGTCAATACTGTCTTTATGGCTTTGTTGCTCCGTTTTGCAATAATCGCCTTCAAATAGTCAAGGGTAAAATCTTTCGATAACACGTCAGGGACATCTGGAATCGTAGGATTGATCTCGGGTTGAGCCTGGCCCATAAAATCATTTATGCCGAAGCCATCCTTTTTGAATAGCATCATCATGATCGGGAACTTCGTGTCTTCTTCTTCTGGTATCAAAAAAGCCCTGCCAGTCAATCGTAGATGTATCCCCAAGATCTGATCATTGTCAAAGCGGAGTAACAGTATCTTTCCTTCCCTGGTTATATCCATCAATTTGGCGCCCTGAAATGTTTTTGCAAATTCTTCTTCCGGTGTTTTGATGTTTTTCTTCCAAAGGATCCGGAATTCTTCAACCTTCTTCCCCTTGAATCTCTTCAACAGATTGTTTTTTAAAACATTTAGTTCTGGAATTTCGGGCATGGCATACTTTATTTATATAATTGTTTTGCATTATAACTCAACTACATGGAAGACTCAATTGTTACTACCGGTGAAATCATTGGCGTTGATATTTACCTTATCGAGAACGAATACTTATCAGCTGCGTTAAAAATCGAAATTAACGGCGACGTGTTTTTATTCGGTGGTCGGGACCTCTTCGCTTCTCCGGCCACCGGCGAAGTCAATTTCTTCGGACAATTCCTGCTTCGTTGCTTACAAGTTACCGGTGTTGACAAGGCTAGCGAAATGGTGGAAAAGCTAATCAAAGTCCGCTTGAATGAGAGTTATATTTCCGGGATCTGTGCGGCTCATAACGACTATTGGTTTTACCCAGGTCAAGATTTCGTGTTAATCGAAAAAGGGACAAATGCTGCAAACGAGTAACCGATTAGTTAACTCCAAACATATCCAACACGTTGAATGGTGGCCTTTCATAAGGTTTAATAGCTGCCGGAACATTTGTATCCAGCCTTGAATTGTAGATACCATCGACCGTTCTGTAAGCAATCAAATCATCATCAGGGTACTGGAACAACATTAAGTTTTTCATTTCGTCTTTTGTTAGATCCGGCACCAGCCAAGCCAGCGCAGCATCACCGGTCAATACCAGTGGTTGCCGCTTCCCATCATTATGGACTTCCTCCATTTTCGGGCTGGCATCCGTTGTCACAATGCTGAATGTCTTTTCGTTTTTCCAATTTGAATATATCCCGCCCAGCACAAAGAACTTTTTGTTTTTTGGTTTGATGTACCAAGACTCATGTTCTTTCCCGCTCAAATCCGGATAGTGTGGTTCGAAAAATCCTGTACAGATAATCAGGCACCTGTTTTGCCAATAGTTTCTGTACGACGGCTTTTCAAAAAGCTCGTCATTTCTGGCATTCAGTGTGTTCGCCTTCCAGTCTTTCTCATCCTTTACCCATTCAGGAACCAGCCGCCAGCGGTACATATCGATCATTTTCGGGTTTTCTTTCGATATAACCGGCAGGTAAGGCTTTTCAAAACCGACAAAATCATACCTCTCCTTAAACTTCTCAACTTTGTCCATTGGCAGTTTGAATTCCCGTTGGATTTCTTCCGCACTGCTCTCATTTGAAACGTGATAGCACATAGTGATCTGTCTGAGTAATGTCCCTGGATAAACTTATCAAAAAAATCTATTTGATAGAAATTATTGAACAGAATTATGCCAGAGAGAAACTACCGGCAGTGCACCGTTATGATTTCATCAAGTCGAGTGGTATACCTGGGAGAAAGTTTCGCCCGTTTCATCTTCCATACTTTGTCAAGATCCTGGGAGGCAAGCTTCACCTTCTGCTGCCCGAGTGCTTTGTTTAATTTATCGAGCACGGCCATCAAATTGCCCTGTTTCGGGTCGGAGTTTTCAAACAGCATTTGCTGTTTGCTATCTGCCGGGGTAAATTCCATCACGATCACTCCAGCCTTTTTGTAGCCGTAACCATCTTTGTAGATTCGTTGCAAAGCATCCACGGCAAAATGGGCAAGCTCCATGCTGCTATTTGTGGGGTATGGAAGGTCAATTGTGACGGAGCGACTATATTGAGGCTGTTCCGGCCTGAACGTATTTGTGTGCACAAAGACCTGTATCACATTACAACAACTATCCTGTTTTCTGAGCCTTTCCCCGCAAATCGTGGCAAATGTGATTACCCGCTCCTTTACTTTCCCGTATTCTGTATAGTTCTCATCGAAAGACCTGGTAACAGCGATGTTCTTTTTGTCCTTTGTGTCTTCTAGGTCAAGTGTGCGGATCCCGGCAAGTTCCTTTTGAAGCCTGAGCCCTACAACCGACATCTGTTTTTTAACCCAATCTTCCGGCAAGAGCGTGAAATCTAAAATCGATTCAACCCCCACTGCTTTTAACCGCTTCTCGTGCTGTCGGCCAATGCCCCAAACGTCCCCGATTTTGAAAAAGGCGATTGCTCTGATCAGTTTATCCTGCGTATCGATCGCGTGAACCCCACCGGTCTGCTTAGGGAACTTCTTGGCGATCTTGTTTGCAAGCTTGGCCAGCGCTTTTGTCGGGGCAATGCCGACACTGATAGGTATCCCTGTGCTTTTTGTGACTTCCTTTCTCATTTGCTCGCCGATCTTTTTAAGATCGAAGAGCTTAAAGCCGTCGAACTTCAAAAACGCTTCGTCAATCGAATAGACTTCGACATCTGGTGAGTATTTGGAAAGAATAGTCATTACCCGGCTGCTCATATCACCGTAAAGTGCATAGTTGCTGCTGAACACGTTGATGTGCTGCTCTTTGAACTTTTTTTCAAACAGAAACGCGGGCGCACCCATTTCAATGCCCAGGGCTTTCGCTTCGTTGCTCCGCGCAATCACGCACCCGTCATTGTTGGAAAGCACCACCACCGGCTTACCGTTCAGTTCAGGCCGAAACAACCGCTCACAACTAGCGTAAAAATTATTGCAGTCAACGAGGGCGAACATGTCCGAAGAATTTAATTACGCTGATTACTATTCCCCAGATTACCATTTCGTTATCATCGGTTACTCGGATAGGAGGGTATTTGTCGTTTTCGGCAATCAGCCAGCATGCGTCTTTTTCGAAACGGATCCGTTTAACCGTGAATTCGCCGTCCACAAAGCAAACAGCAATGTCGCCTTCTTTACACGAAAGGCTTTTATCGACGACCATGATATCACCGTCGTCGATGCCAGCCCCGTGCATGCTGTCGCCTTTAACACGACCAAAGAATGTTGATGAAGGGTTTTTGACGATTTCTTTTGAGAGATCGATGTTTAAATCAATGAAATCAGCCGCGGGGGAGGGGAATCCGGCACTGATGCCCGGAATTAGTGGTAAAATAATAGGTCGCTGCTGTGGGCAGGCAAACACATCTAAGTTCTCGGTTTCAATAATGGCTAACGCTCCCATGTCCTCGCTGATTTTATGCAAAGGTGAACAAGCTTGAGCCAACTTGTCAAGAAAAAAATGGAATAATTCCTAAAATTTGGAAATGATCCAAATGATGTTAAATTTTGCGTGTTGAAATGAAAAAGGAAATGTGAGATGGCTACGTTGAAAGATATTTTGGAGTTGGAGCGGTATTTTGAGAAATTGGAGATTACAACCCAGTGGGTACAAATGATGGGTTACACCACCGAAATATCCAAGCAATGGGTCAACGATCGGATACGGTTGATGAAAATTAATCCGGATGGCGGGAAGGGGACGAATTACTATCCGCATTTGATGGAGGTGAAGCGGATCTTGGAAGGGGAGAGGTAGGTTACTTTAAGTTGTCGATTTGATTAAGTCCACTTTGATAAAGCTCCCGTAAAACTTGTTTAGCCTTTTCGGTATCCTTTGGTGTCCACTTTTTCTCTTTACCATTCAATTTAGCACTCATATAAGTTTTTGCGCTCGGGTTGTTAGGCCACATGCGTTTTGCAACTTCATTGAGGTTGATAGATAACCCACTTTTCAGATATTCCTCCATTTTCATGCTCCAAAGATAAGAAAGTAAAACAAAAGTTGTATAAGTAAAACTATTGTTGTACTTTTATGATGTCGCAAATGAAGAGTGTTATGTTTGATCCTGAATTTTATCCTTGTAGTAAAGAAGCCTGGGAGGCGATGAATGTTGATTGTTACGGAAAAAGGGTTCTTGATCCGTCGGCAGGGAAAGGGAATATTTTAAGATATGCTTTCGCTTCAGGGGCTTATTCTGTTGAAGGCATTGAAAAAAACGACGAGCTCCGTGCCCTGTTATCCACAAAATATCCTGTAATCGGTTCTGATTGGTTCCAGGCAACATCAGAAAGCATTAGCCATGTGCAGATGATACTTATGAACCCACCCTATTCAAATGCAGATCAACACATCTTACATGCGTGGAATATTGCGCCGGAAGGGTGCGAAATCGTTTCCCAATGCAACGCAGAAACCATCAACAACCCGTACAGTCAAAAGCGCAAAGAGCTTAAATCGTTGATTGCAAGCTATGGGGGTGTGGAGCATTACGACGGGGCTTACAAACGAGCTGAGCGAGTAACGGATGTGTCGATTGCGATTATCAGGTTATTCAAGCCGGTATCTGCGAGCAATGAAGCCTTTGAAGGATTCTACTACGATATGCCGGAACTGAACGATGTCTCCGGTGTGATCCGTTACAACGAAATTCAAGCGCTAGTCAATAATTATACAGGCGCAGTGCGGTGTTTTGATAAATTCGCCGACGTGGGAAACGAACTAAATGGAATATGTAAGGCGGTGGGGTTTGGTACCCACGGAGGTTTTAATTACAAGGTGTCAAGCACTGATATCGATGACAGGGGGCATGATAAGGGCGAGATAGTCGACAAAGCCACATTTGCCAGAACCCTGCAGAAGAAGTGCTGGAAGATTGTTTTCGCAAAGTTTGATCTTGAAAAATACCTGACAAGAGGAGTGATGTCAAAGGTGAACGAATACGTTGAAAGTCGATTGAATTACCCATTCACCATGAAAAATATTTTTCGGATGGTAGAGACGATCGTGGGAACTTCCGGGGAGAATATGGAAAAAGCTATTGTCGAGGCCGTAGACAACTTTACAATGTATACTGATGAGAACAGATTCAACTTGCCAGGGTGGAAAACGAACGCAGGTAACCTATTGAACCAGAAATTTATCACGCCCTATATTTGTGAATACCAATATGCTTGGGAAGGGAATAATGGAGTGAAAATAAATACTCACCAGGGCAAATTTTCTCAGATAATTGATCTTGTTAAAGCACTGTGCTTCCTAACTGGTAAGGATTACAACAGAATGCCCCCAATCGGGGATTCTTCATTGCCCCAAGATACCCAGACGGAAATTCTGGAAATGCGGGCTGCTGAAGAGCGACGGACGGGGAAGTATAATCGACAAACCCTTCCATACCCAAAACCATCAGGTTACGGGTATTTTAAGCCCAACACTTGGTACGAGTGGGGCTTCTTTCGGTTTAAAGTTTTCAAGAAAGGGACAGGTCACTTTGAATTCTTGAATATTGAGGATTGGGCAAGGCTAAACCAGGCATACAGCAAAGCAAAGGGTAATCCATTACCTGCTGAGACCTGGAAAGGTTTCGCAAAAAGAAAGTCGAGCAAAGAACCAGTTTGTTAATTCCTTATCTTTGAATTAAACCGCCTTAGCTAAAAATGAGATTTACAGATGCGATACCTCCTAAGGAACTTCTTGAGTTTTTCAAGTCCGATGTCTTTCAGGTGGAGAATGTTTTCGAGACGGAATACAAGCTCGCTCTTGCTGAATTTTACAAGAGATTCGGTGGGGATGCATCTGGCCCAGTAACATCACCTTTTCTGATGCCGTTGTTCCACGATCTAGGAATCCACCCTCACCGGTTCGAACATTCGGATTCAAGTTACAAAGTTGAGTTCTTTTTGCTTGATGATCCGGACAAGCGCGGCCGTTTTGAATTGACAGAGGAGCAAGGCAGGGAAGTGTTGGCGTCTCGGAACAATTACATTGCGTATTTGAAGGAGGAGATTGAGAAAGTGAAAAACGAGGGCGGGGTATCGCTTGGTAGTTTGAAGGGTCAGCTGGAAATTCCGGATGATTTTAATGATTTGCCGATATCGTGACAATTCAAATATTTGATATACCACTATGAGCACACAAGGTGAAGTTTTACAAACCGGATTGCCAATCGATAAAGAGATCTTTGCCTTGTTTAAAGATGGCACAGTGTGCACCGGGTATTTCCAGTGGGAAAGCGGACAAGTTTATTTCTCAGATGATTGCAACGGGCGAATTGAATTGTCAGAGATCGAAAAATGGGTTTTGATCGAAGTCGCTAAGACGAGAGTTTTTGATGATTTTGCAGAAATTCTAACGTTAGGGGTTAATAAATCTGACCTGGTAAACATGGTCGCGGGCACAGTGCCATCAATGAACCACAGCAATAGGCTTTCGGAGTTGGGTTACATGGAGAATGGAGGTGGTGGACACAGCATACCCAACTTCCAGTGGAAAAAATGGAAATTGGAAGAGCTGGATGACGATCAATTGTATCAACTATATCTTTCCATAAAGTGAGGGCATGAACACACATAATATGAAGGCACCAGAAAATCAGTACCACGACAAGTTAGAGCAATGGACAGCCGAAAATCTCGAAAAATGGGCGAACACGGTGCCGACGGAGGACCAGATCGAGGAAACCATCACTTTGATCTATGACAAGCTTAACAAACCAGAAATGAAGTTGTTGAAAAACGCGGCGATCAAGGAAGGTTACGAGGAGGCAATCGACATCCTGGTTGATGATAAAAGGAATTACACAGACATTTCACCGACTTTGCGAACTGTTCAAGGCCGGGCGATTGCGGTTCTTGCGGTGGATTATTTGAATGGAGATTGCACAAGAGAGGTATTGATTGGGGTGCCGGTGAAGACATAAATTAACTTCATTAAATCGTATCCTGGATATTGACTTGTTTACTCAGTATGACAAACTCCCGGTCTAAATATTTATTAGATACGTTGTAAAAGGTGATTTGAAGTAATCCGAGGGACGTTTCAATGTTAACGTGTTTAAAATTTGCCAATTCGAAATCTTCTATCTCTGGTAGTGCGATTGGCATTACTTCTTGTTCTGAAACGGAAATTGAGAGCAGGGGAGAACCGATAAACTCGGCGAGATCATCAGATGAGGCTTGACATCCGGAACGATACAGGTCTTCCGGGTCATTCAGGATTCCAATTTTGATCAGTTGGTCGGAAGTCTGAATCAAGTATCCAATATATTCAGTCGCGCTGAATTTCATAGTCTTGAAGACAGTTCGTTCAATCTTGATGATGGTTTCGGTTCCAGGCATATTACAGTTTAAAAACGATCGACTAAATTATGAACTCTATAACAATACCATTGAAGTTTTTTAATCGAATCACGCGAGAAGAGGTTAAATTGTTGGTTTTACAGGTGTTATTTAAAGATTCACATGTGGACGTCGTATTTAAAGTCGTCAACCGCGGACTTCTTGCGGCGAGTATCGAACAATCCGTCTATTTGGTGTCGCTTCCGTTACCACCAAAAAATCAAAATCTTTCTTATGAGGCCGCTGTAGATCGTATCAGGAGATTAATAACGGAAAAAATTCTTCATAACGATTATAAGATTATTGAAGGAGATTTTGACATCGTATTCTAAAACACTTTCAACCTAAATAATCATATGAACACCACACTATTCCCACTCGAAACACTTGAAAGGATTTTCAATTACGCCCAATTGTACCCGGGTTCGACGCTGGAAGAAGCAGTTTCGGAAGTCTGGGTGCCCGAGATAGTCGAAACTCCCGGAGTGAAGCAGTACTATTACGGGGACGACGACGCGCTGTTTTGCTTTGAAGCGGCAAAGGAGGAAAAGGAAGCAGGAGGTTCGAAATATGCCACGTTCGGGGATTTCTTTGGAGAGTTTCGGCCGGTTATCCGGGAGGAGCAGTTTATTTAAAAATGAGATTCGGATAATATCATTTACACATTTTCATCATGGTAGCAGAAAAGCTTTTACTCAACGTAGGGGACGATATTTACCAAGTCGGTTCCAGAGAGGTTGTCAGAGTGATTACTATTGATAGGGTCACGGATAAATCGGCATTTGCGAATCATTTTAAATTCAAAAGAGAGCACAACGGGAAATATTTGTCTCAGATCGGTGGATCACCTTTTGATGGATCTTTTTTTCTGCCTACTGACGAGTTGAAACAGAAACACCTTCGGACGATAAACTTGCGGGATATCCGGATTTGTAATTTTGAAAAGCTTAACGATTCGCAACTGGAGAGGATTCTGGAAATAATCAACGAATAAAAAAGGACTTATGTCCACAATCTTAATAAATGAAAGAAGAACTAACCACCGCCATGCATGCTGAATTCAAAGTTTCAGAAGAAACTGACAGAAGCCTGCGCGCACTATCCCTGTTGGAAATGGAGCGAGACGGGCTGCCGATAACCGATGACAGGCTCAACGATTATGGTATTACCTTTGAGAAAATGGATGAATACCGGAAACAGTGGGCGCATCTATTTTCGAAAAAAAAATGAAAATTCATTAACTTTAAGTCATGAAGATAAAAGACCCGAGTGAGGCGGTTTTGGAGTTAGAAGACAAGCCAGAAGCTTACCTCTTAAACGATTACGAAGACGCGGCGATCCGGTGGATTACCGAGAATGGTACGCGACAATACTTTCGAAAATTTAAAGGCAAGAAAGAATTCCCCACAGAGCGCAGCAACAGGATTGTGTTTGATGCTATTCTCGGAATGGACGAAATTGAAAAGTCTGCGTACGATTCATTTTGATTTTAATGCCGCGGATCGAAGCTTCTCATAGTATTTTTTCGATTTGTCCATCACTTTAAGAGCCAATTCTTTCCCTTTACTTGTGGACTGGTCAATGGTTCGGTATTCTTCATAATAAGCATGTCCAAGGCCGTGTTCCAGTCCTGAAGCGGCTTGAATTTCCTCGAATAAGTCATCCCCGAGAATTTCTTTTGCATTTGCTTCTTTTGCGTAAATCATCTGCGGTGTATTGATCTGGATTTCTGCAAAAATGTTCTTTTCTAAAAGGACTTGAACAAGAATCCCGCTATATCCCATAGGATCTTTACTTGCTGATTGTTCTTTCACTTTGATTACCTGGAATTCTTCATTGACTTTGTCGAGGATATCCTCAGGAGAAACCAGAGTTGATGAGATAAAGGTATTTCTAATGATGTCGTGAACTTGGGTTATATCGCCGCCGTAGTCCGCATTCGCTTTCTCCACAATTCGACTGATCGATTTCTTGTTCACGTCAGTAACTTTCACTCTCAGTGCTTTCGCAATATCGGTGGATCGTCTCGCAAAAACGTTTTCTTTCGATCTGGTTGCTTTGATGTATGGATCAATTGGATCGCCGGGCAACGTTAATTTTAATCCTCCGGAAAGATGCCCGCCTTTAAAGTTGTCCTGTATAAAATACGGCTGACTTGCTGAGGAAAGAAGTCGTTGCTTATTGTCGTTAATCCAGCTGGTAAGTCCGGCGGGCATTTCCCTAACCTCATTTTTACTGACAAATTCCGAAGTATCTTCCCCATTGAGCATTTTCAACTCCATCTCATTGATCTCCTTCTCCGTGGCCAGAATTGAAATGGCATGACAGCGGCATTGCGGATGCCAGGATCTGAACTTGAATGTTTTTGGGTAGCGGCCTTTTAAACTCTCGCAAACAATGCAAGGGTAGGGGTTATTACTACGCCTAACCTCTATCCCAACAACGAAGTCAAAGTTCTTCCAGCGGGCAAAATCGGACTCCCTGTAAGCCATATTGATCTCCGTACGAGTCAGGCGAAGAGCGTTTTTATACGAGCTTCGGTAAACACCGCGTCCGGGCTTGTAATTCTTGGCATGTTGGGACAATCGCAGCGGCCCGTTCTCTCGCTCCCTTATTCTTCGAAAAAGCTTGTCTGGGTCTTCCAGGTAAGAACGGATATCACGGCTGAGTTGATCAGCTGATCGTCCGTCGGCAATGCCAAGCTCCAAGGCCATTTCTAACTCGGACCGGAATTGCTGGTTCGTGTTCCATACCCGGTCGGATAAGCCGAGTCCGTTTGTCCGTCGCTGCTGGAACTGAACGAGTGCTTCATTGTTTCGTCCCGTTAACCTGGCCAGCGCCCGCTCAGGCATCTTGTCGGTTTTCAGGACACTATTAAGAAACGAGTCGTTTTTGTCGTTGGCAAACTCCCATTCGGAGTTGATGCCATCGGTTATGACAGCTTCGATCTTATCGGATAGGTCACCAAAGAGCTTTTTGACCCGCTGATTTAAGACTGGGAATTTGGAGAACGAGAACGGTTTGCTCGGGTCGTAATTAACAGACAACCCCATACGGATTGCTTCCCGGATTGCAGCAAGGTAAATATTCCGAACCTGTTTGGCGAAAACCTCCGTCCTTTTGAAATGTTCGCCGTCCCAGCCTTCGACTGAAAACTTTGGCATAGTGTGTGTTGTGTGTTTAGACAGAGATCTAAGTCATTGCTTAGATAAACGTCATTTATTCTTAGACGGACGGCTACCACCGATTGCCGACCTTTTGCATTGCCTTCGAGTAATGAATGAAGTTGTAAAACTGACCATAGTCGTGGCAAACATATTTTTTGCCAATCCATCCGAAGTTATCCTCCTTTACATCCCACATGAACTTAGGAATCTCAGTTGGCTTCTTCTTTTTGTAGTTTTGCTTTGTACGTTCCATGACAAGAACGCGTCCGTTTGGGGACATCCATTTCACTGGGGCGAACCAGTCCTTAACCCATGCAAGATCCCCTGTTAATCCGCGTATTTCATTCCACAATAAGTACTCTGTGATATTACAGTTAGTGTTTAATGGCTCGATCTTAATAACATATTTTGGATCTAGGTTGTACTCGTAAACGGATCGATAGCAACCGCTTCCGATCTTTTCGGCAACAAGGCACGTGATGAGATCAGCGGAGACCGACGCAAGTCCAGAAATTGTACATAACTCGGTGATGCTATTTAGATTATTCTCTAATTTCTTTAATTCAGGAGCTGCCACTATTTTTTTATCACTCATAAAACATCAATGTATTTATCGTTAATTGTATCCCCAACCTTGATTTTACCGGCAGAATAAAGCCGGTTCAGCGAGTCTTTTATGCTTCTGTCAAGGTTGATCAAAGTCACATGATGCGGTGTAAGACCGGAATCTTTTCTTTGCTGGATGCAGGCGTTGATTATCTGTAATACGAGATCGTCCATGGCTTAAAAAGTTGGTTCGAGGATGTCTTTCACGTTCTCTTCGGCGTATTCGGCTTTGATCTTGATGAAATCATCACCTGGTTTTTCAGAGAAGCCAGCCAGTTCTACGCTACGCTCCTGAGAAACCAGAGGCTTGCCTCCGTTGGCCGCCACAAGCACTTCGACCTTCGTTTTCTCATCGGAAATAATAAAAGGTGTGATCTCGGTCTCGATTTCCAAATCGTTGATCGAGTCCTTCCACCTCGTATTCATTGCACCGAGGTAGGCCTTAATGATGCTGTATTCGCGGTCAATAATATCCTCGTAAATTTCAGACTCGTCACCAACCTTTAAGTGAGCATCAGCAAGGAGCCATTTGCGGGCTTCTCCGGAAGCTGCGCCCAGGCCCTTAATGTTTTCGAACGAAAGGTCGGGTAGCTGCAATTCAGTAAAGTACATGCGAAGAAGCGTTTCGAATTGGAATTTCACCGATTCGGGCGACTGTTGCCATGATACGTATTCAGCGCCACCGCCGGTATCAGTAGTGAACACTTTGTTCGCTTCGCTCTTGCTCGGCGCACCGGCAAGTTCGCCTTTGATGATAAGTACTGGGGCCGCGTGGTAGGCAATGATGTCACCATTACGGGAAAGCAGCAGTTCAATCTCTGAGACTTTGCCATTGTCGGCATCGTCCCAGATTGGGTTTTTTCGATACCCGTACACAAGGGGGATTTTGCCTATTTGTATCACGGTAGGTGGTGTGTCAACTGTCCATTCGCTGCCAGACTCCTGTCTCCATCGAATGTACTTGTCACTTGTCCAGGTTTCGAAGTATTGTGTTTTCTTGTCGCCATCCTGAATTGCAAACTCCCGGCTGAATGCGATCATATCACCCATTTCATCAAAAAGAGGAAATAAGGTGTCGCCATTTTCTGGGCAGAAGACTGCACATTTGAGTTTGAATGTAGTTTCGAACCCATAAAGGTTGTGCTTCTCCTTGCCCTGAACGACATACCAATAAGTGGCCTGCTCGCACTGCGAAGAGATTATTTTGCACCGTTTTTTATTGAGCGTCTTCCACTTGTTCTTTTTCAAAACTTTTTTCAAAGCTGTGAACTGCTCTTCAATCTGCTTGTCAGTGTCCGCGTCCTCACAAATAGGGTTTGCCGGGATAGTGAACATAAACTCAGACATCCTTTTCACCGCAAGTTTCTGTAAGCCAATCGCCACCCGAGTGATTGGTTCAGTCTTAATGATGTTGTCGTTATTGTCGTAAATCGGTTTGTCCGGATACTTTGCCTTGTCAGCAATAATAGCATGCAACTTTGGCTCGTATTCCTTGACCAATTCCTCCCATTTAGGAACGACAATATTTTTCTTTTTTAATTCGTCAATGATGTCCGTAGTCGACCCTTGAGCAAGAATTTCATTGATGTTTTTCATCTAAAAGCGTTGTGTATAGCGTGTGACTGAGTCTTGGGTGTGTTCAAATGGTAATCAACCGCGTAGGCGATCAAATCCACGTATTCATCGTGTGTTTTGTTTGGGAAACCGCATATTTCGTCAACGAAGTCTTCGTTCCATGTGTCGGTTATCAGGATCACACGGCCGCATTCGATCTTTGGAGACGACGCGGTTAGCCTGGTTTTCTTATCGTCCTTCGGTGTCGGCGTTGTCGTGATGTTGATATCGGTCGTTCTTTTCAGTTGCTGAACAACCGACAACCCCGACGCTTTCGGTTCAATTCGCAATGTACTTTGGTTGGAGTAGCCATTGGCCCGAACCCAATCCGGGACGAATTTGATGAGCTCTGGAAATTCTTTGTAAACCTTAGCCGCTTTGGTGATGTATAAGTCTGCTCCGATTTTGCATGTGGCAATTATGCCAGTTGGGTCATTGTCCTGGTCTTTGTCCGTGTAGGCCGTGTCCATGAAGAAAACTACCGGGTTCTGTGGTGTCCGTATCGACTGAAAGCTGGCGGAGGACATGTATTTGAACCAGGTTGCTTTTACGATGTTCCCGCCTTTCGCAGTCGGCGATTGATCGTACTGACCGGCATAGCCCATAGATCCAAGATCGGTCAGCGCTTCATCCAGAACCGACCTGTTTAAGCGAACAGGATCCAGCAAGCCAGAAATATACTTTGCCCGTACTTCCGCGGGAAGAACTTTTTCACTGTCTTCGGCGGGCAGGTTCAAATGCCGGATCTTTTCGCCCTTCTTTTTGAGAAGATATCCCGTCACGTCTTCCTCATGAAGTCGCTGCATGATGGTAATCACTGGCGTATTGGCTTTATCGACCTTACGCGACGACAAAGTTTTAGTGTGCTCGTTAGCGGCCTTCCTGTCTGCGTCGGATGCGGCCTGGCTTGGATTTAACGGGTCATCACTGATCAGGATGTGCGCATGCTTACCTGTAATCGTACCGCCGGTAGATGTAGTGTAACGGGCGCCGGTGTTTGTGTTCTCATAGGAGGACTTGGCCCCTTTGTCTTTCCGGATCTTTACTTCAGGAAAAAGGCGTTTAAACTTTTCGGAAGTGAGAATATCGCGCGATTTAACCGCATGCTCTATCGACAAGTCCATGGAGTAGGAATTTGTGATAATCCGGATCGTCGGATCCTGAGTCCATAACCATGCAGGCCACATGATCGTTGTCACCGTGGATTTTGTCGTTCCAGGCGGGATGTTTACAATCAGATCGTATGGTTTTGCCTCTCTTCTCACAATGCTTTTAGATAGTTCTTGCAGCTCGTCGCATAGAAATTTAATGTGCCAATTGAATACAGGGGTTTCTTTGATGATCACGTCCCAAAAAGACTGCAAAAACTCGTAAAAAGAATCCCTACATGCTTCACGTTCAATATCATCGAGGAGTTGGTAATACGATATGCTACTTTGTTCTATCAACTTTCCGTGCAATGTCTAAAAGGATGGCTTTCTCTTCGGCTGTAAGCATGCTGATATCCTGTGTCCTCTCTGGTAGAAGGTCTTTTCCTCCCGCTCCTGTTACTTCTTTTTTCTCCGGAGCGTATAGCCCCAAAAGCTTTCTTCTTTCTATGAGCTGGAAGCGTATCTCTGATAAATACCTCGGATCTCCGAACATAATTTCTTCCCTTTCTCCGCGCTCTGCATACGTTGCTTTAATGCGCTTCCTTTCCTCCTTATCGATATCCCTATCGTGAGAAACACCCGCGGGCAGTTCGCCTTTTTGTTTGGAGAATTTTGATTTGTAATCGGTTTTTGACTTTTTCCAGGCCTCCCAAAGCTCAATGATGATATCGTCAATCCGGGTTAGTTCAAGTTGGAGCATGTCATCCACATCTTGAATCCTTTCCTTCTTCCATTCTTTGAGAAGGAAGTCCCGATCGTTGAAAATCGTTTTGGTGCTGGGCGGCCCATCCAAACTCATTTGTTTCATGACAGCCTCGCAGGTTTGCCGGATCGTCATGCCCCTTTTATAGCACTCGGCGACGATCACGCGTCTGGCTTCTGCGATCTGTTTATCTTTTCTTCGTGGGTCGGTCATGGTCAATTATTTAAGCGAGCAGACAAAACCTCTATCCTGCAATTCGCCGTATAGTTTTTCAAGTTCGTTCAGATCGCCACACTCGATGATCAGCTTTTTTGACAGGATCTTTTCAGTGTTGGGTGCTTCTTCTTCGTCGGCTCCAAGATCCGGGATGTCCAGCCCCCAATGTTCGAGTTCTTCAACCTCCCATTCGTTGGCGAGCATATCCCAATCGTGGTTTCCATAGCTGATGTTGTCTTTGATCGATATCGCACGAAGTGTTGCAGGATCAGTTCCTGCAGCGATCACCTTACAGGGTAGTTCTTTTATTCCGAGCTCACTGGCAGCACGGAGCCTCATGTTTCCTGCGATCACCACGAAGATTTTGTCCAGAGGCACAACCAGCAATTCCCGTAATTCAAGCATCTCGGGATCTTCCTGAAGGCTCATTTTAAGCTTTTCGTATTTATCGTCCTTGATAAACCGAGGATTCGCCGGAAGTCCTTCAATTTGTCCCGTGTTGTATTCGAGGAGGTGTATTTTGATCGTCTGTTTCATGAAATCAATTCTCTGTTATAACCACCACCCTCGCAATGTCAATACTTGCGGCTGTTCCCGTTGCCGCGTTACCAGCGATCACCTGCGGACGGATTAAGACAGCGGATGGAACTGTGCTGATAGTTCCGGATGCGGTATCTCCGGTGTTTAGTCTTCTTACCAAATAGGTGGCCGTAGTCGCGCCTGGCTCACAATTGAAGGTCACATCATAAAAATCTGTTTCGGACGTGTTAACTGGGAAGTTTGCGCCCAGATCGATGGCGGTTCCTTGTGACGCATTCGCTCCACGTATTTTCCATGTGACATCGCCTGGATCTGCGTACATGTTGAGCCTGTTCACGAGAGCAGAAGGATCGACTGTATTATCCGCGTCCTCGCCCATGCCTACATAATACCTATGTCCGGCGTTGTACGCTCGAATACCAAAAACTGCACGGAACGAGAATCCCCGAGCGACCTGGAACTGTGCGTTGTTGCCTCGTATCCCTGCTGGTGCGTTTGCGGTCGTCGCTCCTACGTAATTCAGGCGACGCATGCCTGTATAAAAGTTGGTAGTTGCCACACTTCGAGCCGTGGCTGTTCCTTCTGCTGTTACGGCCAGACCAGCAGAGTTTACGGTCGATCCATTACCCTGGGCTTCCCATCCCGCTACCCTTTTGAAGTTTTGGATTTCATTGATGTCAGCGAAATGCTGGGCATTTGTCCGGCTGCTGATGTTACCCGATCCGTCTGCAACCAGAACACCTGCGGGTTTTGTACCCATGGCAGGCAACGCCGACATTTGAATATTCGACTCAAACAGTGCATTACCCGCAAACCGGGATGTTCCAAAGTTTTGAAATCTATGACCAGAGTTGGTTCCAAAAGAAGTCCCAGGGGATTGCAACATCAATTCGTTAGTAATCGGCGCGAATTGAGCAAATAATCCCGACGTCGTTGAAGTATTACTGAACTGCATAGCGCTCGTGCCAGCAGATATAAGCGTGAGTGTTCCCCCTGCATTGATACGGTTGAAATAGCCGTTTAAATACCTGGTTGATATCGTTCCTAAGTCGGAGGTCCCGTTAGATGCAGGCACAAGGTTCGCTGTTGTCGTCGTGCCTGTCAAGGTTCCATTGTTCGCCGATGCCTTTGAATCAAGTTGGGTTTGAATTGATGACGTTACTCCATCAACGTAGCCAATTTCGGTAGAAGATACATTTCCGATCGATGTCGTCGAGGGAAAAGACTGTGTACCAGTAAATGTATTGCCACCGGCTAAATTCGCTTTTAACGCGTCGTTACCATTAAGCTTCTGTATACCTTGAAGCGGGGTGTCGGTGGAAGTGACCGTTCCAGCGCCAGACACATACCCATTTAGGTTGTTTGGGGCCCTGGAATCAATATTCGCCTGGATCGATGTAGTAACGCCATCAAGATAAGATATCTCTGTTGCCGACACCGTCCCAACGGAGAAAGTAGACGGCATTATAATAGTACCTGAAAATGTAGCACCTCCAGCAAGGTTCGCCTTTAGCCCAAGGCCGGTATTTACAGCATTAACATTGGGATACTTGCTCGCATTGGGTGTTAAGTCAGTACTTAGGTTTGATGTAATTTGATAACCAGCGGATGCATGATTTCCCCAGCTATAAGCGGAAAGCCAATTTGTAATGTTTGGCGACGTTATCCCAGCAGCGGGAGACGCGGAAAAAACAGGATCAGTTTCAGATCCGCCACCACTGCCGGAAGTTGACAAACCCCTCCTTGGTGCCCCAATAAACTGACCATGTGTGACATTGGCTGCCAGAAGCAGCAATAGAAGTATCTTTTTCATATTTTAGTGTGTATTTTACAAGCCTGGCACATCATCGCCGAAGCCAACGTAAACATTATAGTCTTCGAACAAGGCCTCGTTGTCGTCGTCGATCTCCACGAGCATCACCGTATTCCAAGAGTTGACCATCAATGGAATGTTACGAATAGCTTCCCCCTGGTAATACCGCGCTTTGATAATCTCAATTTCTTTAACATTTTCCACGTCCTTGGGAACAATCATAATCGAAAAGAATGCTCCCTGGCTTTTGAAGTATGGAAGGTCTGCCGCGACTACCTCTTGTCCATCTGTAATGCGGCCGGCCGCCATAATGGAAGTAACCAAGCCTTTTCGGATTGTCTGGGCCTGTGAAACGGTCGCCATTAACAATAGTGAGAATACTATAATGAGATTTTTCATGTGTGTGTATGGTTAATTGATTGGTAATGGCGAAGCAACTCTTCCTTTGAGGGTGTTGCCATTGACGGCGTTACTGTTGGTAGCGTCGACTTTTACTTCCACGTTGGCGTACCTCACTGCCAACGCATTCACATTGGTTGTCCGATAAATCCCGAACTTCCAGTATCCAATTGTAGTGTGATTATTTCCTATCGGAATGTTTGTTCCCGAATAAACTGGGGTAGGGTTGTTATCAACCCACCAGTCAATCTGACCCACACTTTTATTGTGTCTCGCCCGGACTACGATATTATGCCACGCACCTCTTGATACGGTAATATTGGCTCTGTCCACCGCCCAAGGTCTTCCACCAGAGAATGGGGGGACCAATGTATCCTGACCTCTTGTGAAAAGATTAAGACTTCCCTGCCCCAGTAATTCAATACCCCAGGAAGGACCCCCGCTCGGGACTCCATCGCCAGGATGCCACTGCCCCAACATGCAGTAGAAATCCTGGTTTCCTCCATAGGATATATCTCCACCTGGCTCTATGTAAACAGAATAAGACACCCAGACATCCTGATTGAAGGGGATAGATACCCCCTCTTGATACATTTCTGTACGCTCCTTGTACTGCCCATTCTGAGTATTATTGTTTACAGAGTCTGTGGCCCAGTTTTCAAATCTCCTTATTTCAAACCTATATACCGGGGAAGTTTTATTGGTAGCCCTTCTTATATTGTGGTCTAAATTAGGAGATTGAGCCTTGTAGGACTGCTCCATCGTAGAGCCCTCCCAAAATATCCGAGTTGTGCCACTACTTGCCTTCTCTCCAAAGATAGGTTCAGTGTTAACGGCGTGTGCGATCCTTGGCGCCCACTCCCCGTCAGGAAGTACCTGATAATACCACTGGTTAACCTTCACCCCTCCAGCAATAGCTGCGTCATTATTGGCGAATACCTTTATACTGTCTGAGTTGGTTTCAAAACTACCTGCTACTTTCAATGCAGAGCCCACGTAGGTTGGCCCCTTTGATTGAAAATCGTAATGAGCATCATTGGTTAAGGTTATACCCCGGCCTACGACTGTCCTTCCGTCCGAAAATACTTTTAGGCCTGTTCCGCCGTTCGTGTTTATTTCAAATGCGCCAGATCCACCAGGTGCAAACGCTTCAATGATATTATTCTCGCCCTGAGACTTATATCCAAACCGCGCCTGTGTAGAACCATCCGAACCCCTTGCGAAAGCAATTACGCCAGACTGGCCTGTTACACCGACGATCAGCGGCTTATTTGCCCAAGTATCGGTAAACCTTTGTGTTTTCGACCATGTTTTTATGCCTGCTACTGACTCGTCCCCGGTCGTGCTGACTTTTGCAGCCATCGCTGCTGCCCAGCCTTGAATTTGGCTTTGAAGTACATTCAAAGCATTGTTGTTCCCATCGATCGTTTTATTGGATAGAGCTAAGGCGTTGGTTTCAGTGAGTACACTTGAGTGCAATCTTGCCAGCGGTACCGTTCCGGATTCGAGTGCGGAAGCATTCGTGTTGGCAGGTCCGGTTGCGCCAGTAGGACCGGTAGCCCCCGTGGCTCCCGTATCCCCCTTATCCCCTTTCACCCCAGCTGTTCCGGCAGCCCCAGCGATTCCAGCAGGCCCCGTCGCTCCTGTCAGACCCGTGGGGCCCTGAATCCCTTGCGGGCCGCGTTCCCCTGGATCACCCTTGTCGCCTTTTAACCCTTGAATCCCTTGTGGGCCTTGAATACCCTGAATCCCCGGTGGGCCTTGGCTTCCACCGCCACCCGTACCTGGGCCCCCAGTATGAAGCAAATATCCGTCCCAGTAATACAATACATTATTTCCCTCAGAATGCTCATCTGTCTCCACAACAAATTGCTTCGGGCTTCCAACAAAACATTGACCCTGCATTTCAGCGTAAGAATCAACCCGTACGGCAGTAATTATACGTCCGTCTTTGAGGATCTTCCGGATGTATCCCTCCGGGTTTTGACCTTGAACTTCACCGGCAAGGCCTGAAAGGATCAGGACAAGCCACAAAAGCATTTTTTTCATTTTATATAGCGTGTGTGTTTGTTACTTTTTTAAGCGACTGCGATTCCTAAGGCAAAAAGCTTTTTATGCCTGTTGAATAGATGGTTTCCTCCCAATCTGACGTCGCCGAATCGTCGTTTTTTTCATAGCTTCTTGCGCCGGTCGAAATGAATCGATAAACAACCTTTGTTCCGCCTTTATATCCCCCATAAGATGTATTCAACGATGTTTTGTTCGGGACACTAGTGGATGTATTCGTCAACCTGGCCGCGAAATCATATTTCGGAGAAAACTGAGTCACCAAGGTGGAGCTCGTGAATGAATTGATTCCAAAGGCTGTGTTTACTGCGCCGTTGAAAAGCTGGATCGGGGCGTTGGTCGTTAGTGTGCTGCTGAACTTGTTGCCTCGCACGTCCAGGGTGTTGAGTGATACGACGACTGTATTAAAAATCCCTTCGGACTGGTAGTCTGTGAACTCGTTATTGATCAAGTACAGCTTTGTAACGTTCTTGCGTATATTGTAAAGCTTCACTTTATCAATTTTGCAACTTTCGAACCGAACGTTTTCCGCTCCAAACACTCCAAATTGTATTTGACTGGTCGAATCAGCTGTAATATTGCAGTTGATGAACTCAACTTTTGCCCCCTGCAACAAGAGAGTGTTGGTTTTGTCTATTTTTAAATTGCTTTCCCGGAAGGTGGCATTTATACTGTTCGTCAAATATCGCTGAGTACTGCCGAGTACTGTAAAGTCTGCATTCGAATTGAAGAAATTGACGTCTCCTTCAAGTGTTACCGGCTGTTGCAGGAAAGCCCAGTTTCCGGTTCGGCAATTCTGAACTGTCAAATCGCCTTTGTGGGCTGCAACGTTTGTAATTAAAACTGCGGCACCTCCATTAATATAATTCTTACAGTTGTCTATGGTCAGCTTCGTCTTTTTGCCGGTTGTAGTGATCGGGACAAACCGGACTAGCTCAGAAAACCAGCTCGCTGATGAATCTCTCAGAGCAAATGTGGAGTTGGAAAGCGTGGCTTCAAGGCAAGGGCCAATTTCTGTTCCCCGTCGAACATCGATCGTTGTGTTGTCACTGTAATTTAAAATCTGGTCCTCTGAAAAGGCAAACCCAAATCCTTCGGCGCTCTTGACCATTGTATTTCCGGAAACGATATAACTATAAGTTTTGCCGGCAGTAGTGGTTGAGTTCGGTGAGAGGGTAAGCGATTTATCCCTTACATTTTCAATGTAGTTGTTTGCGAATATCGCTCCCTTGATTTTCTCACCCCATATCCCCCCATTGAACTGTGAAGACCATGCGGGATAGCTATCTTTGACAGTGTTGCCTATCGCAATAGCACTGGTGCAGCCTTGTTCAAAAACAATCCCTACGCGTTGAAAATCACGAACGAAACAGTTTGCAGCGGACGGGTTCGTGGCAGCGCCAAAATAAATCCCATCACCATACTCCCCTCTCTGCTCTGCTGTTCGGCAATTGACAGCTTTAATATTTACGCCCCCAAGAAAATATATGCCCTGACTGATGGTGCTGACTGCCTTGACATTGTCAACGACCACATTTGAAGCGTAACTGATGTACAAGCCACGGCCCGCGATTACGTTAGCGTGTTTACCCGTTATCGTAATATTTTTAATTGTCATATTACTTGCATTCGCTGTAAATGACGCGCTGTTACGAGTTTTTATTGTGCCGTAACCATCGACATTGCAACCAAAAAGCACAGTCGAATTAAGGGTAAACACATATCCTGCTTCAATGAGCAATGTGCGTTTCTTGGCAGTGGCAAATGCCGCGGCTTTGCGGACTGCCGATGCGTCATCAGTGGCGCTATCCCCAACAGCGCCGAATGACAGAGGTGTCACATACTCCTGTAATGGGCGTTTATACCTTCTTGCGCCATACCTGATCACCATTGCTGAATCGTCAGGGCTTGTGGTGTCCGTTGGGTCATAAATGAACTGTCCTGATCTTCCGCCTTCATTGATCAATACTACCCGGGCGGTATCAGCTTTGCCCAGGCGGAGATCTTTCATTGAAAGAAAGGGTGCCCGGGAAATAGCCAAGTTCAGGATGTCGGTGTATGCATTCCTGAAGTCAGATGGCTTTATAGCCTTGATTGTGTTGTCTGATATCTTGGCAATCGAAGCTTTTGCTTTCGCCTCGGGTGTTGTTTGAGAGAAAGCGGAAAGGCTATTCAGTAAAAAACAAAATAGTGTGAGTGTCTTTTTCATTAGTGTGTTTATTGATACGGGGAATTAAGTACTACGTCTTTTAAGGGCTTAATTTCAAATCGTTTGCCTACCGAGTCGACCAATATTGTTTCTCCGTCGTCTTCGCTTTCCGTGTCGTCAGGCAGAAAGATCGCAACCGAATTATCACCGATGTCAGTCACAGAGACAATACTCGATGTATCCATATCGGTCGAGCGAAGCTGGGCCTTCGTAATCCCTGATGGGATGCCAAGCATAGAATTGATCATCGCTTTAAATGACCCTGTGTTGATGTTGCCCATGCCTATTAAAATGCCCATTATGCCGCCTGAGTTGAAAGGTTTTGGAAAATCTTAGTCGCGCTTTCGTACCCGATCTGGATCCGCTTTTCAATCCATTCTGCCCGCGGGTCAAGTGTTCGACCGAGCAAACTTTCGCCTCTCTCGTTGAGCGGCACTTCGATGTTGAAGAGCTCGGCATATACAATCCCTTCCTTCTCTGCCCATTCCGGATACTTCAAAGCCCATTCGTTGATCTTCTCGGTCATTTTGATATCCCGTTGAAGCCCCTCATTGAGAAGTATATCAATAGCAGAAGCCGCCTGGGTGACCAGATTCTTTTTCTGATCATTGATTGACTGATAGATACTATTTGCGTTCGGAGTGTAAACCTTCCATGGATTTCCTTTTGTGAGCTTTGACATAATCAGCGGAAGCGGGCTGGACATTCTGAGTCCACCGTCCACCGCGTCCCGGATAAATGTTCCGTCGGCTAACCTGATCCATGGAATCGGAGCCCATACTCCGGGCATTGCGGTACTTGCCAGCATGCCAAGACGAAGGTTATGATCATCGGCAAAGCTGTTTTGATTGACCTTGTACAACTTCCCGTCATAAAGGCTCACCAGCGTGAAATGGAAGTCAGCCTGAAAGTCTTTTTTGAATACGTGTTGTGTCAGTAAGTCGAAGAGCGGGCTGTTGTCCATGATTTTATCGATGGATTTACCGTTCTCGATTACTTTCTGGATAAACTTCTGCTGGCCTTTTTTGGTGATTAACCCGATCTTGTCTTTGAAGCCAATCCCATTTGTAAGAATGTCTTTAATCTGGTCGATGTTTGGATAAACACCTCCGTCACGAAGCTCAGCCAGATAGGTTTTTGTGATGATAGAACCATTCGTTTTACCTACATGATCCCATAGGTCGAAAAGTAAATTGTACTTGCGCATAGCCGCAAAAGCTCCTACCAGCGTTCCGACGGAAGTGCCGCTGATAATGTCTGCATGGATATTGTGCTCTATGGCAGCTTTCAGAAAGCCTACTTGCGTGGCCCCTTTAAAACCACCACCAGGGAAGCAAAAAGCGTGTTTAACCTTATTCATAGTGTGTTAAAAATTATCCCATTGGAAGTGCATTGCATCAATCCGTCCCTTCCAGTCTGCGCCACATTCCCATCCATTGCGCCGCCATACTTCAATAAAATCATTACTCCAGGTACTTGGCTTGCCTAATTGGTTCCAGGCCGCGTTAAGATCTACTGCTATCCCAAAGGCGTGTAAGGAAAGTGTTTCTAGTCCCCGTTTCTTGCGTATGTTGAAGCAGCCGTCAAATGTTTTAATCTCCGAATGAAGGTCAGCTTCTATCAATGCGAACAAAGTCGTTTCAAGGCGTTCTTTGATCAGATTATTGAGGTATATCTTACCAGGAATAGCCGGAATATGATCACCGATAGCTTCCGGAACATGCCATAATGTCATCCATTTTCTTTCAAATGTGATGTTATCTACCGCCGGGTTGCCGAACTTCTCGATTAACTGCTTTTGTGTCTTCATTACCAATCAATACGAGCCAAAAACCGCCCTAACCCGTCCTTGTTTGCTCTGCAAATCCTGTAAGTGATAAGTCTTTCGGCTACAATCGCAGCAGTTAAAAAGCCTTGCGTAAACACCGTCAACCCCCAATAGAACCCATTCAGGCAAAACAGGATGATGCAGTAAAAAAATATCTTACCTCCCAGGGTATCTCCGTTAGACCGACGGATTTGCTCTTTCACTGCATCCCGGTTCTTCGTCTTTAATGTGTTGTGCGATATGAGCGTAATAGCAAGGACTCCGCCGCAAAGCAACACAGTTACTCCCTTTACGATCCATTCAATGAATTGTAGTTCCATCATCTTTGTCTTTTAGCTTTCTGATTACTTTTTCCCTAATTATCTGCACGATAAACTCGAATGAGAGCACTACCACGGCGGTAGCAAACCCGGCCATGAATGCATTATCGACTTTAAACCAATACACCACTAAGCCAGGGACTAACAAAGCCGTAGCCGCTCCGGAAGTGATCACGTATATCACCTTTCTTCGGGATAGGGGCACTTCGGGCTCGTAGATCCTGATAATCACAAATATGGTGGCGGCAAAAAATGACATGAGCATATTTTCGGCCTTAACCCCCAGGTTCCTTAATAATTCTTCCATTGGTCTTCTTTTAAAATGTTCATGTGTGGAAGGGAAGTCATTGCAATGTGAATTTGACTTGTTTGTTCAACCCGCCTCCGTTTGCCGACCATTGTCCGCGATATCCTTGCATTCCTGTATAATTTGTGATCGGGAAGTTGAATGGTGTTCCTTGATCAATTCCGGTCATTCCCGAGTTAGTGTCGATGAATTGGTTTCGCAGATTGAACATTGCCTCATAAATCTGATGAAGCTTGTTCGGGGCGAAAGACATTGCGAAATGAACGATGTTGCCACCTCTCCGGAAAAATGATGATGCATATTGATAAAGGAGGTTCCCGTTCAAATCGATTCCGTAGGGCGGATTGTGCACCTGATTCGCAGCGATGTCTTCTGGGTCAAATTCAATTGCATAGTTCGACGCTGGGAATGTGCCCATGTTCAGGTCAGTTGCCATGAGCTTGCTTCCTTGGCTACCGGCATCACCTTCGGATGAATAGATGATGTTCGGCTGATTGGGTTGCCCGGCGCTGTATATCTCGTTGAGCTTGTAAGTGAAATCATAAACAGCGGAAGGGGCCCCTGCACCAGCATACATTCCGCAAGCCCTGAGTCCACCTTCTTTGACGCCTGCGACGAATTCAGCATGAAAATCTTTGAGCCCTTTTGTCTGGAATTCGTACCATTTTCGACCGTTACTAGTCGACATCATTGATTCGATGCTTGAAACATCCGAGTAACTAGCAGGATATGGGACAGGCAGTCCTCCCGCGAACGTGTTCCAAGCTTCCTTATCGATCTGGCTGTATCCAGTCATCAGCATAGGGCTTTCATCGCGGATCAACTGATACTCTTCCGTAAGCGCGGTTGCCGTGGAGATGTAGTCGACATCATTAGGGAACTGATTTAGCGTTTGGGCCATGTGCCGTGCGACGCGTCTGAACTTCTCCCGTCCAATAGGGCTCTGGGTGCTTGGTTGATAGGTTTTGTAGGTGGTCAAATCTTGCAACGAACCTTCTGCATACCAGATACGGTCATTGATCAGCGTTGATTTGTGTCCATTTGGGATCATGTTATCTCCCTCGCGTCTCCATGGAATGAGAGCTACCGAAAGTTTAATTCCACGGGATTTGCACCAGTTCAATATTGCCAGCAACCGGGAGTCCTGAAAGTTTCCTTCTGATGGCTCGTACTCGTACCATTTGATGTTTATGCGAAGGCCCTGAATCCCTTTAAAGTTGGTTCCCTGGTAATTCATGTTGACAAAGGCGTCAATCATGTTTCGATTGTCAACTCGAATGCCAGTAGGGTCTTCCTGATCCCATCCGTAACCTGTCAGGTTCAGATAAAATGCTCTTGCCGTTGTTGGGGTAGGAGTGTTGTCAATCAGCGTAAATGACCTTGCTGCTGTCTGGGTAGGGCAGGTAAGCCCGTTCAACTGCAGGTCGTACGTTCCAAACCCAAGCTGCGTGTAGCTGATATTGATAGTCTGCGCTCCGGAAGTCACAAACGAACCTGACCGGATTGTGGTCGCCCCCTGCTTGATTGTCCAAACAATTTCAGGGACATTGAGCCCCGACCATTCAAAGATTAATCCAGTTCTAGTTGCATTGAATAGGTTCAGAATAACCGGCCCAGCAGTACAAGGCAGAGGGGTAGGAGTTGAGCTTAAAATGAAATTGGAAGTCGAACCACCTGTGCAATTGACACCGTAAACTTTCAATACATGTTCGCCCGGAACGAGGTCACCCACCCAATTAATATTGTTTGTACCGTTCAGTGGCGAGATGTTGCCGGATTTTAAAATCAAACCAGGCGCCGAAGATTTATAGATTGCCCAGTTAAGGCTCGTGACGCCCGTGAAGGAAAGAGAAGCTTTGAGGCTCGTCTTCGTGACATTGCTTACTGAATTGATAATCGGCCCGGATGTGCATGCAGGAAGCCCGCTCGCAGTGTCGGCGGGAGGATTGATAACCGGTGGGGGCACGCGGGTAAGCCACTCATCCAAATACACCTTTACCCACTCCCTTGTAGCTGCGTTGCCAGCGTTTGGGATATGCAGATCTACCTGAGCAAAGCAGGAGAATGAAAGCAATAAGGATAATAGTGTGTGTTTGAATCTCATTATCGTGTGTGTACTTTGGTATTCTTACTTCTTGATCGGGGTTTTGGTCTTTTAAAAAGATGTCAGAAAACCTTCCGACACCTTTTGCTCACCATTAACCGCACAATAAGAACTATGGTAATTCGTTATCTTCTTTCTTTGGTCGCCTCGGATCCCTTGGCCTTGCACATTTTATCTTGCAACTCTGGCAGGGCTTACTGGTTGCTTTCTTAACCCCAGGGTTCTTCATGCGTTTCTCTGTTTTTTTGGTTTTGATAAGCTCCGTAGCAAAGTGTCAGCATACCGGCTGCTGTGATCGCTACAAGTCCAAGGAGGATTGCTTTTTCGATTTTAGTCATACTGGTAATGAGATCTCGATGAATATTTTTCCAATTTTCAACCTTATGTAGCGATGTGAAAAGAACACTGTATTGGAAAAGTGGAACTTGCGTCTTGGCATTTCAGAGAGTAGAACAAAATCAATCAGTGAGTACCGACCAGCATCCACCGTCCAAAAACCGTACGTTAATCGACACCAACATCCATCCGTGTGCTTATGTCCATTCCAAGGATTCATACGATTTGTATCTGCCGCTTCAATTTTGAATCCAATTTTCATAAATTATGCAGTTTAGCATGCACCATCACCGAGGCGACAGGCATTGAATAAGTGACTCCATTGTATTGGTATTCAAGATTCCGGACTGCTCCGTCAGCATAGGGGTTCAGGTACATAACCGCCAGTTTTCCGGCTTTGACCTCACTGAAAACGATTGCCCTTTTGTCGTAGAAAGCATCGACAACATCATATAGATTGTTGTTTTGTGCTTCAACCCATGCCCCGCCATCTAATCGGTACCGGAGGAATTGACGAGTCCCGCCAGCCGTCTGCATGAATGTTTTGTAGTATTCATACATCCCGATCCCCACCGCATCCTCAAAGCCTGACGTTGCAAAGGCTTCGTTTTGTCCCGGCTGTTTCCAGTATGGGAATGAATCGTTATTCTGTGGGCTTGTGGCTCCGTTGGGATACCAGAGGCTATTTCCCCACCATTGTTTGTCGTAGCGGAAATTTCCGTCTGTTTTCGAGGCGGCGGTAAAGGGGATAAATCCATCCAGGAATACGCGGCTGATAAAGGCGTATGTAATGACCTGCGCCGGGCTATGCGGCATCTTCACATACTTATAGAATTTGCCTTCCGGAAAGACGGTTTCTTGCAGGTTGTTAGGGTTCCACTCGTAAAAGGTCTGCATGAATCCCAACAGGTATTTATTGACCTTGTGGGTTAAATGCGCCTTATAGATCATCCGGTAAGGATTGTTGGGCGTATCGCCGATATCATTAAAGTACAACCCGTAGCATGCAGAATTGACATCCTCCATATTGTTGCCCGGAAGCATATTGGAAGGAGGCCAATCTGAAACCGGAGCAATCAGTAAGTTCTTTGTCTGTAACCTGTTCGCATATCCTAATACAGAAGGATTTGAGCCGTAAGCCGCTTTCTTGCTATCCCAGGATGAACCGTCAGGATATTGATTGATGGGGCCGGTGAAGTAATTATGTGCAACCCGTGCCGTTCCCGGAAATCTTGAGTTATGCCGGGCAGTATAGTTTTGGTAGTAAGGTTTCCAGAAGCTCCACTGAGTACCAATCGCGTGATCCTGCTCGCTGTTTTCAAATACAACAAGCCTATGGGTGACGGAGTATTGATTGCCTTTGGCTGCCCCTTGTTCATTGGTAAGAGGTTCGCTTTGACCTGGCGTGTAATCGAAGAACCTTGTATTCCAGTTGCCAGGCCAACCAACACCGTCAGGTTTCCATTGACCAGCACCGCGATCAGGTAGGCTTAATTGGCTTTGAGTTTGAGGTACTTCGTCGTACGTCCTCCCTGCATTCGCAAGCGCGTTAATCTCCGCACTTGAAAGACTGGCAATCTCGTAGTTTGAAAAGTTGGTTACTCCCTTTGAGGTGAGCTGATCGATCGTGTTGATCGGGCCTTTTGGCATAACCCAGATCTTCCCGTCTGTTGCGGGCATATCGGGCAGGTAATCCATCCATTGCGGAACCCGCTTGGAAGAATTATATCCTGATGCTTCGTCGTCGAAAACGAACGTGGCAAAAGCGCAAGTTGTATTGTAGCTGAATGTCCGTCCCGCGTTCGGGTCTTTCCAGCCTTCATCGTAACCCCATGTATAAATGCTGTTTACATCTGGCCGGATCTGGAACTTGTAGACTGCAAGAGGGACTTCGGAAGGCCAGGGGTAGTTGATAAGCCTTGTCGACTGCTTAACAACTTGGTCGTTGATAAAATAACGGAATTCGTATCCGTCGGGAGGAGTGATTGTGGCAAGGTCTGTGATCTTCTTGTCTGCACCTGTCCCGGTAATCACCAGGTTCATGTGTTCGGGCAGACCTTTGGTTACCTGTTTGGCTACGACATTACCGGAAGGGGGCGGCCCACCACCGCCAACTTCAAGGGTAAACTGTTTTTCACTAAATCCAATACAGGAAACACCTTCAAGCCTGAGCGTGTAGCTTCCGGCCGTAATGTCAGAAGAGAAACCAATATTCAGAATGGAAGAAGATGGCGCTATCTGACCTGTGCGTATGGTCGCACCGGTACCATCTTTTACCTTATATTGTAAAAGGGTTACGCCGTTACCGTGAAACTGGGTAGTAAGACCTGATGCTGTTACATTATATACAGACAGGATCGTCGGGCCAGCCTGACAAACAGGAGTGACGACAGTCGTATCTTCCCCGGGATCCGGATTTTCACCCCCTCCAAGATTATAACCAAAAGAATAGTAACAGGTAGGTCGAATGACCGGGCGGATCGTTACCCTAGCTGAATCAATGCTTGGTACGTTTTCGATCCTTAGTCGTTCACCTGCAACATATGGGATATCATTCCAATACCAGATCTGCGAGCCTTTGGTGATTCGGACGGAATAATTGTTCAGATCCGGAGGTGTGCCCGACAGTCCAAATTCAAGCGACGTACCGTCATGAGTAACGTCGACAGCTTTGAGGTCACAATCAGAGATTGCATACTTTTCAAGCTGCTCGAAGAAGTATTCTTTTACCCATGCCTCGGTCGCGACCGTACCCGAAGAAGGCACTGTGATTGTCGACTGGCTCAGCGCAGGCAGCGATATCAGTAAGAGAAGTAAACGAAATATGCCCTTCATTTTATAGTGTGTTGTTCTTAATCTTAAATGTCTTTGTGTCTGAACCTGTGCACATTCCGCCGCTCAGGGTCAGTGAATACGTCCCGGTTGGAAGTTCTTTAAAGCTGAATTTGATTGTGCTTGACTCAGGCTTTAATCGCCCCGTTCTGATTTGGGCGTTATTGAAAATGATGTAGTCCAGCGAGGTGACATTCACACCGTGGAATTTTACGGTTAGGTAGTCTTTCGATGCAGTTATTATCTCGCGTATCTCGGGGCCTTGAGTGCAGGGCGGGAATGGGGCATGCTGAATAGCGTTCAGGCTATCAATCTTCTTTTTGACGTAATCCTGAACCCACTCTTTAGTGGCTACGTCCTGAGGGATGGTAATGGTGAATGTAGTCTGCGCCTGAAGTGATCCCAGGGTTGACAACATTAACAGTAGTGTGAGCACTGTGCTGATCAATCGCATTACCTTCTCTTAGTGTGTGTTATTATGCAAATATATACATTCTGAAATAAAACATATATAAATTGATATTCATTTTAATATTATTCTTTAATGTCATCAAATGACAATAAAATATTTTCTTTAATGATTTAAATACATTTGTTTTTAGAATATATTTATTTTTATATTTGTGCATTCAACACACACGCTATACACACATGAGGTTTTCATGAAAGAAAAAATCAAAGTGGTTCTCGTAAACAAGTATAAATCGCTTGGGTACAGCCAAAAAGCCATCAATGCGGTTCTCGACTATTTAGAGAAAAGCGTAAAAGAAGAAACCGAAATCGAAGAAGCTGTTGACGGGGTCGGTCCGATATTGAAAGTTTTCCAATCCGAAATCGATGCTCGCATCGCCGCTGCTGAAAAAGCTAAAAAGGATAAAGAGGAAGAAGACAAAACAGCCGCTGAAAAAGCGAAATCTGACGGGGTCGAATCCGAAACCGCCAAAAAGACTACAAAAAAAGATTCAGACGAGGTGCCAGAGTGGGCAAAAGCTTTGATTGAGAGCCAGAAAGCGCAAGCTGAGGAAAATAAAAAACTCTCTGACAAGCTAACAGCCATCGAATCCGGCAAAACTTCCGAGTCAAGGAAACAAATTCTTGAATCAAAAATTAAGGACGCTCCTGAAAAGATCAAAGCGAAGATCCTGAAAGACTTTGGACGGATCTCATTCGAAAAGGATGAAGACTTTGACACTTACATCACTGAAACCGAGGCTGATTTAGCTGAAATTTCCCAGTCCATTAATGATCAGGGTTTGGGTCAATCTCAAAGGCCATACACTCCGACAGGTGGCGCGGCCGGAAAGGAGGCTTCCAAGGAGGAAGCATCTGCATTGTTAAAAAGCATACTTCCATAATAAAAAAATGGCTACAACAACTCTGAATGGCGCCAGTGTTCAAATTAATACTGGTAAAGAATCGGTGGTTATCAAGCTTGCTCTTGATGGCATCGAGGGAGGCCGATCTCTGGATGTAACTGGCTTTGGCCCGGCAGTAATCTATGCTGGACATGTCATAATTCAAGACACGGTTTCGAAAGATTTTAAACCTATGCCTCTTACTACCAATGACACTGTCTATGGCTCTTTGCCGGCAAACCACGTCTATGTTGGTGTATTAAGGGCATCGGTCTTGAAGTCTCTCCCCATGGCAGGCATCCTTACTAATGGTACGGTCAACCCCGAAGCAACTCCATTTTCGATGACGTCTATTTTGTCGGCATTCAAGACGGCAGTTCCGACGATCACTTGGAGGGCAGACTAAGCTTCCATTAAATAACATTTGAAACACACACTAGAAAATGGAACAGTCACAGTTCATCGAGTATATCAAGCGCAATTTTGGCCCATTAGTTGCGGCTTATGTAGAAACGCTAAATAACACGAAAAATCCTTTGACGTATCGCTATCGTACGATGCTGACGCGTGATTTTTCTGCTACGGGCAAATGGGAGTCCATTTCCGCCGCAAGCTCAATCGTGGCCGCTGATATTGTTGCAATGGATTCGCCATTGCCATTAAAAATGCGCGACGTCGTAAGTAAAGCTAGTGGAGATATTCCAAAAATCGGTATGAGGCTTGCTTTGAATGAAAGTCAATTAAAGCAGTTGCAAATATTGAGATTGCAAAACAGCACAATTCCGCAATTGCTTAAGAAGCTATTTGCTGACACACCACGATGCATTGCCGGGGTATCTGAGAGGCTTGAAGGCAACTTACTTGAGGCAATCTCCTCAGGAATGACCGTTATCGAAGATATGGAGAATGTCGGTGCTGGAATTCGGGTTGATTATGGTATTCCATCAGCGAATAAATTTGGTGTAGCTGTAGTATGGTCAAACGCCGCTTCGGCGACTCCGTTAGACGACATTCAAAGGCTACGGAAGAAAGTGAGCGGGGATGGGAATGCAATTGGAAAAGTGATGCTCGACAACACGGCATTTGACAACCTTGTTGCTACCACTCAGGTTAAAGAAGCATACGCGAATTCAATAAACCAACCATCAGGAACTACACTTTTTGCACCTGACATTGATCAATTAAATACAGTGCTTCGCAAGAAATACCAATTCACGGTAGAGGTTGTTGATAGGACTATCCGGATCGAAAGAAATGGGGTTCGAAGCAACTATAAACCATGGGTTGATGGACAAGTAGCCTTCTTGCCCGGTGAAACTGTAGGAACACTTACATGGACGACTCTAGCCGAAATTGACGCTCCGGTAGCTGGTGTAGAATATCAGGTTGCCGATGAGTTTGTTTTGGTATCGAAATATCGCACCAACCAGCCTTCACTCGCGGAATTTACCACTTCACAAGCGATGGCCCTGCCGGTTCTGACCAACGTAGACCAGATCTACCTTTTGGATTCTAAAACAGTTCAAGCATAATGGCTAAGAAAAACACCACCAAAACCCCGGATGAGGCTCAGGAAGTCTCATCCGGGTACCTGGTTTTGTCTCCGTTTCGCGACAGGGACAACTTTGAGAAGGCTTATGAAGAAGGTGATGATGTGAGTCATTTTGACGAAGCATTGCTCGAAAGCCTTGTGAGCCGTGGCTTGATTGAGGCGCCAAAGAAGACCGTTAAACCAAAATCAGAGCCTACTGACGATGCTGCGAAAGCTGCTGCTGAGAAGGCCGCGCAAGAGGCCGATGCCGCTGCAAAACTGAAAGCTGAACAGGAAGCGAAAGCTGCTGCTGAAAATCAGAAACAGTAATGACCAACCTCCAAGCCATAAAGCATTTGATCGGCAGCAATGCGAGCGTTTCTGATGAACGTTTAGCCATTGCCGCCGAGCTTGCCGGGATCGATCTTGATCAAGATTACAATCCAGCAAACAACTGCGCGATTTATGGCTTGGTGATATCTGAAATCCAAACCGCACAAAGCGTAAAAAGGGTTTCGGAGGGCAATTACAGTATTGAGTACTCAGATCCGGTTTCGTCCGGCGCTATCGGTCTTTTGGTAAAACAAAGCGGCTGCGCTCAGCTTATCGAGCAGCACTTTCCAAAGCCAACGCTTAAAAACGTCAGTAACCGATGGTAATGCCCCAGTATCCATATCAGCTTTTCGTAAAGACGACCGAAGGCGGCTATCAGAATGCGCATGGGCATATCATACCAGGCACTGATTCATGGATCAACGTTTCGGCTTGCCGGGATGAGACTGAAAACGGTACAAAGCATGATCTGAACGACGGTAGTTTCTATGACTATTCATCGATCATTTACACGCCAAAGAACTGTCCAAAGCTCAATAACGGGGATACAATCGAGGTCAGAAATGGGGCAGAGGTCAGGTTGAAAGGTACGGTTAAATTGTTTTCAGAAGGTCTTTTCAATTGCAGGATATGGGCCTAAGACCAACTTTCAAGATCGGCGATATCCGAAAGTCCTTGGAGGACCGGATGGCAAGGATCGACAAAGCGATTGTAAACCGGCTGCAGTACCTGGGAGAACAATGTGTCAACGTTGCCCGCTCACTGGATACTTACAAAGACCAAACGGGAAACCTTAGAAATTCGATTGGTTATGTCCTGTTGAAAGACGGGGTGATCATAAAAGGGGATTTCAAACGGTCGGCATCAGTGACCAGCACAACCAAGGCTGGAAAAACAAAGACGACCAAAGGATCTGCCGACGGGGTACAAACCGGGAAAAGCTTCGCGGAAAGTCTGGCAAAAGGATATCCCAGAGGTTACGTGCTGATCGTCGTTGCAGGAATGAATTACGCTGCGGCGGTCGAATCGAAAGGCAAGGACGTTCTGACGAGCTCAGAGCTTTACGCCAAAGAACATTTGCCTCGAATGGTTTCGCAGTTGAAGGCCAATATTAACCGAATGACATGAGAACCACTTCCGATGTTGAGTCCATTCTGTTTGAACATATCAAAGGTAGTGATCTGGATTTGGCTTGTAATGGCGGGGTTTGGATGGGAGAAAGGGCCGCAGGGTCTGAACTCGAGGACATTGTCATCAATTCGCTGACCATCACGGTAGGAGGAATTCAGAGAGCGGTTGCTAATGTCAACATTTATGTAAAGGACGTTTCCGTTCCAGGCTCTTCGAACCACAATATCAAGGACTCGGGAAGGATAAAGGTTCTCTCCGATTTGGCTATTGAGCTCTTGAAAGAATTCAGTACTGATGATCATGATTTTTGGGTTGCCGGTCAGGGAGTGTTTCAAGAGCCGGATATAGGACAACACTATATCAATTTCAGAATTGATCATACGATTTATAATGCATAAGCCGGGTAACCGGTAATCACACACACTAATAATAAACACACACGACAATGGCAGTAACCAGGGGTACCAGTGATGTCGAATTTGGCGATATAGCCGAAGATGGCGGTGTTGCAACCGTCTGGGAAACAGTCGGGGCGGTTTATGCGGATGAAACTGCATCATTGACCCAGGCTGATCCGACGACAAAAGATTTTATGTCCATCCAGTCAGATCAACCACTCGACAAGGATGTGACTCAGGGAGCGCTTACTTTGAACATGTCCGTCATGGATATGACACCTGATAAAATGGTTGATTATTTCGGTGGGGCCGTAACCGGTTCCGGAGACGCCAAAGTTTGGGAGGCACCTTTGCAGGCGCAGACCATTGAAAAGTCAATTCGTATTGTTCCCAAAAAAGGATTTTACCTCACTTTCGTTCGCGTTCAGATCTCCGCAAAGGCTGCTTACAATCTTCAGAAAGACGGATTGTTCACTGCTCAGCTTTTGCTTTCGGTTCTCAAGCCTGATAAAGCGAATACAGGGCCATGGAAATTCGGGCCGAAAGTCGCGTAATACTGTAATTCACATCATAACAGACATAAAAGCCTCCCAGTTGAGGCTTTTATTCAATACACACTATGGAAGAACAGCCATTTGATCCCAGGGAAGCAGAACAGAAAGAACTTGACCTTCTCAATAGTCGCGGGATGTTTTTTGAAGTTCCCAAGCGCTGGACGGGTTCACTGAGTAAAACCAAACTCCGCAAATTCCACATTAAAAGCCCGCCCCTGGGAGTCATGGACAGGCTTTCGGACGAATATATCAAGCTTGATCTGGATGAGGAGTTGCTTGAAAAAGACCCCTATCTGAAAGAGGCTAAAAACCTGACCAAAAAGCATACAAAACGGTGCGCGCGGATCGTGGCAATCGCAGTGCTTGGCAATAGCCCGCTCTTCCGGTTTATCTTCCCTTTCCTGGCTGATTACTTCTATTGGCGAATCAATTCGCGCATGCTCTTTAAACTTACGCTGATCATTCTTCAGATGAGCTACTATGGGGATTTTATAAACTCTATCAGATACCTGAGCGCAGCGAGGAGGACGACGACCCCTCAAATGCCGGAGACGCAGCTGATGGAGGATCTGAACATCGAGGACTAAACAGTCCTTACGGTTCGCGCGGCTCTATCCTTACCCACATGAAAATCACTTACCATGAATTGATGTGGGAGATTCCTTGGGCAGTCATCCAGAGAATGCTCATCGATGCTCCTACCTACAAATCCAAAAAGAATAAAGAGGCGGATTCGGAAAAGGGCAAGATGCTATCGCATGAGGGCCTGATGAAACAATTAATGAACTACCACGGCACACTAGAACGATAATGAATACTACCGACGGGGCGCTCTCTTACGAAGCCATCCTTGCAAACGCCAAGTTTCGTGCCGGGATCAATGAAATGATTCGGGATGTTCAGGGCCTAAGTAATACAGCGGTAAAGGAATCTCAAAAGATTGACGACACATTTTCAAAGCTTGGTAGGGCCGCCGCCGGTTATTTTGCTTTCACTGAGCTTTCACAACTTCCCCAAAAGCTTATTCAGGTCAGAGGCGAATTCCAGCAATTGGAAATTGCCTTTACCACTATGTTGGGGAACAAGGCTAAAGCCGATAAGCTTTTAGGGGAAGTCGTCCAACTCGCGGCTCAAACTCCTTTTGGACTAAAAGACGCGGCAAATGCAACAAAACAGCTTTTAGCCTATGGATCTGCCTCGCAAGATGTTGTCAAAGAACTCCGGATGCTTGGTGATGTGTCCGCAGGCATCTCCGTTCCCATTGGTGATCTCACCTATCTGTACGGAACATTGAGGTCGCAAGGTCGAGCGTATGCCGTTGATATAAGACAATTTGCTGGACGAGGAATACCAATTTATGCAGAGCTGGCTAAGGTTCTTGGAACGAATGTCGATAAGGTCAATGAGTTTGTTGAGCAAGGGAAAGTAGGATTTCCGGAAGTCGAAAAGGCGTTTAAAAACATGACTGGTGAAGGGGGGATGTTTTTCAATTTAATGGAAAAACAGAGCAAATCACTCACTGGCCTCACTTCGCAGTTAAAGGATGCGATTGAAATAATGTTTAACGACATAGGGAAATCGCAAGAAGCAGTATTGGGAGATTCAATCAAATTTGCCACTCTGATAGTTCAGAATTATGAACCACTGTTGGATGTTCTGACGACGATCGTCGCTACCTATGGTGCGTACCGCGCAGCTATTATCGCAACTGCCGCTGTTCAAGCCTTGCCAGCTGCTATCGCCGCAGCGAAAATGTACCGCGATCTCGCTCTTTCAATTCATTCGGCTGCTGATGCTCAGATTTTCTTCAATCTGGTTACCAAAGCCAATCCTTATGTCATAGCTGCGACGGCCCTGGTTACTTTGGTGACGGCGGTTGCACTGTTCCGCGATACTGCCACGGAAGCCCAAAAGGCCCAGCAGCGTCTCAATGGTGAAATCGAGAAGTCGGACAAGGTCGATATCCAACGGAAAATCAAGGTTGATCAATTAAAGAAATCAATACAGGACGAAACCAAATCACAGGAAGAGCGGAAACAAAAGTTACAGGAACTCATCGCACTTTCACCCAGACATTTAAGTGCGCTTACTTTGGAGAACATCGCCACAGACGAAAGCACAAAGGCAATTGAAGCAACCGTTCGAGCAATGAAAGAGCGGATGGTTCAGCAGAATTTGTACGACGAGAAACAGAAGACCAGGGAGCGGATCAAAGAACTAAAGTCAGGGAGCGCCGATAAAGAATTTCTCCCTTCTGTTTTGGAGGGCACGGGGTTGGCTTTGGCTCAAAGCTTTTCAGGAGGCAAAGTCGACTTGCAAAAAGAGGCAGATGTAATTACCCGACGAAACAGGGAGCAAGCAATTAAAGAACTAGAAGACTACGAAAAGACACTTGTTCAAAAGTCGCGGGAGGGAATTGAGGCGCGCAGGCAACAGAGACAAAAAGCAATCTCTGATGAGAAGTCAGATGCCGACCAAACGGTTAAATTCTACACAGATTCCATTAAGTCACTTCAAGAGCAACAGGAAACCGCTTCTTCGAACTCAGAATACAAACAACTTCAAAAGCAAATCGATGCTCTTGATGCCAAGCGTCGGGCAATAACTGGCGAGTTAACCAAAGAGCAGCAGAAGTATAAAAAGGACGCTGATAAAATTGGCCCGTTCGGATCGATCTCGTATTGGGAGGAAATTGCCAGAAAAGCCCAGGAAGTAATCGACAAAACGCCTGGTAGTAATACCAGTGTCCTTTCTCAGCAAATGCAGATCAAAACCGAAGCCGAGAAGAAGGCCGAGGACATCCGGAAACTTTACGCTGTCAAGTCATTTGAGGAAGAAATCGCACTGAAAAAACAGCAGTATGAACTTTATCAGCGCTGGGTCGATGCTTACGGGAAGAAAGCCGCAGATGAGCAATTCAAAAACTTGGTTGCTGGGAATGAGTCATATCTGGATTATATAAATTCAGAGATTAGAAAACTACAATCTCTGAATGATTTTACACCTTTAAACCAGGCAGATAGCAGCAAACTCGATTTGCTTAACACCGAAAAAAACCGTGTCACAGGAAAGGATTCGGGGATTGAGTTATTCAACAAACAGTTGATCGAGGCTGAGCAAAGCGCAGGCTCTTTATCTGAGGCCTTAGATAATCTGGCCGCAATTCAATCGGGCCTTGGAACTCCGAAAACAGAGGACGATTTCGAAAAACTAAAGCAAGTCTCCGAAATGAGACAATCTATAAAAAGGGAATTGCAGTTGATGCTGAGTGATTTTCTGGTCGAGGCAAATGCCAATGGAGCCAAGGTCTTACAAATCGAGAAAAGATACTTGGAATTGAAGGTGTTGGCTCAGAAAAATTCTAGTGGAGACGAACTGGAGGGACAATTAAAGGCAATAGAACTAAAGAAAAACGAGGAATTAGATGCGATCAAAGATGTAGAATTTGAGCAGTCGGATTCATACAAGAAAATATATCAACAATATCTTGACTATGGTCGGAAGCAGATTAAAGCCAGGATTGCAGATATTGACGAGGCCCTTAAAAAGGAAAAATTATCGATCGAAGAGCGGAAAAAGCTCGAATTGCTATTGGCCAACACCAAACGAGAGTTGAACAAAGATACGTCCGACGGGCTAAAAGAAGCTGCCGGCATCCTTGATTCAATTTTGGGTGATACTAGCATCAATATCTCCAAATCATTTTCTATTTCCTTCAAGCAGATCAGCGCTGCGCTCAACGACATTTCAACCTTAATGGATAGTAGCGCATCAACTGCTGATCAGGTCGGTAGCATTGTCGGGATAATCACTTTCGCTATCACTTCAGCCAGAGATGCCATGTTGAAGGCTTCGGATTTGGCTACCGCAATGGATGCCCAGGTAGAGAATTACCAGAATTTGGCCAATGAGCTGGAAGGTATCAATTATCTATTGGAGCGCCAACGCGTTTTGCTTGACGATTTAAAAGGAGTGGATAGGGCAGAAGGAGTGCTTTCACTCTATGATCAATATGCCAAACAGCAGGAAGATGCGCTTACTCGACTACAACAGCTAACAGTTGACACCATTGCCTCCCAAAAAGAGATATTTGTTGATCCAGTGTTCAATACGAAAGTTGAGAATAAAGGGTTTGGCGGCTTCTGGACAAATCTAATGACTGGCGGAAAAGCGAAGACCAAAATAGAGTATCAATTTGAAAGCGTTGATACATCCGGGTTTCAAGATATTGAGGACTACATTAACCTTCTTGCAGAGATTAAAAGGGGGGGAGGGAAGCTGTACGGGAAAGAAGTGGTTGAGGCGGACGTCAAAGCGTTGGAAGACCTGATCAACACATATAATGATGCGGTTGCCCAGCAAAAGGAATTGATGAATGAGCTTAAAGCCTATTATACTGGAACGACCGAAGAGGGTATTGTTGATAGTATTGTCCAAGGCTTTATTGATGGTAAGCGATCCGCCATGGATTTTGCAGAGGATTTCGAGCAAATGATGTTGAAGGCGGTCCAAAATTCATTGAAAGCAAATCTTCTGGACGCAGATATGAAGGCGTTCTATGATAAATTCTCTGAATATTCTCTAAGTGACTACACGCTCACGGATGCCGAGATCGCGGAATTAAAAGCTCTTTACAACAAGATCATTGAAGATGGACAGAAGAAATTTGATCAGATAGAGGCAGTAACCGGCGTTGATCTAAATGGCAATTCAGGCAGTGCGCCAAAAGCTCAGCAAGGGGTCATTACAGGGGCTTCGCAGGAGTCAGTTAACATTTTGGAGGGTCAAATTACGGCAATGAGAATTATTCAAGCCGATCATTTAATCGTAGCCAGAAGCTCATTGTTTGAACTGGCGGCAATTAGTAAAAACACTCAAGAACTATACGCGATGAGGCAGGATTTGGCAGAAATCCGCAGAGCATTGAATTATGATTGGCTACGCTCCATCGGAGGCGGTTGATTTTCTCCGGAAATAGTAACGGTAAATTACGCCACGCCCTTTTTGTATAATTGAGTTATTGACGTACTCCCATCCTCTATTTTCTAGGTAATTTATTGCCCAGACAATGGATCCGAATTTCACTTTTTCACCAGCTGCGTTGGTAATCTTGCCTTCAAGTTCTTTACGCTCTTGGCCGTAATCGATAGAAGCGGTGATGTTGGGTGATGCAACAAAGTCTTCTAAGACAATAAGCTCGATTACTTTGATTTCCCTGACAGTGTTGATGTTGGCGCCATTGACAAAGACTTGGGCACTTGCCGTTGCCGAGAACAATAATATAAAAACAAGATATTTCATCTGGAAGGTCTGTTTCCACAAAATTAACCGTTAATCCAATAATTCCCCCGAATTCTGATTAAATGGCTAGTGCAGCGAAGAAAGGGGGAACATTCAGAGTTGAACGGGTATTTGGTTCCGACTTCTTGAAGATATTTGCTTGGTCTAATTTAGATGTGATTTGCCGAATAGTAAATTGCGGTCCATGTTTAATGGTTGATAATCAAGGAATGGTATTTTTGCTGAAACCCTTGACTCATCGTTATGAAACCAATCGCAATTAAGGCCACGGCTCAGAAAGGCAGTATTATAACATTCAATTGTCAAGTATTTAAAGCATTAAATAATCGAGACAAATCCCAATCTCGGAAGTCTTTCCCAGCAAAGTTGTTCTTTGACACAGGGGCAAGTAATGGAACAATTAGTAAACAGTTAGTAACGGCTCTTGGATTAAAACCATTAGACCGGAGGGTAACCATTGTTACGGCAACTGGTCGGCAAGAGAATACACCGATTTATCTCGTAGACATCTTGATCGATAATATCCTTCCCATAACAGCGTATCCTGTTTTTGAGGGGTTTGATCATAAGGGTGCAGTGGAGATCACTGTTGGCATGTCGGGAATCATGTTAGGCGATTTTGCTATCACTAATTTAGGAATGATAAGTATCGCAACATTTCGGATGCCCTCAATATCGACAATCGATTTTACAAAAAATTGAGTTTGATATTGTAAAAAAATACTGAAAGGAGGCCCTGTTTCGGGGCTTCCTTTTTTTGTGGTATGTTTTTTGCTTGATTACGGCGCCGCCCAACTGCGGTTCCAATTGTGGAGGGTATAACTTAAAGGTGGTTCCGGGTTCGGGGCTGCTTTTTTTTGTTATAACGTACTCTATTTCTTAACCGAATAATAATTCTTGATCAAACAATCAGAGAAAAAATGTATTATTATATCATCAATTAGTCTGATAGACAAGTAGTTATGTAAACCCCTGGACACAATTTACCCATCGAAGATGAATGAGTTCTTAGTTAATCTCGGATTTAGCCTAGGCCTTTCGACTGCAACATTAACTCTTGTCGATATTATACTAAGTGCTGATCAAAAAAAATGGATTGTGAAAAACGCTGAGATCCTTTGGATCTGGCTGGACGATCAACGAACGGGGAAATTCATAAAGCTTTTCTTGCATCAAAAGACCCAATATATACTCTTCGCTATCTTTAGCTTAGTATTTGTAACAGGCGATTTCTTTCTGTACATAACAAATGACAGCGCGAAACATTTCTCAGATTTTTCAAAGGACTGGATTTATAAAATAAGCAACGCCAGTATCGAAGTAATATTAATTTTGGGCGCAACCTTCATTTCGTATAAGTTCTTACACCCAAAATTTCTTCGTCTGATTGGTTATAAAGAGTCGTTGATGTGGTATTTGACGGTAACGCTATTCCTTTCCATCGTCCTTGGGATGTCAACGCAGTACTTTGTTGAATGGATTGATTCGCTGAAATTGACGGGTGATATCCGAGTGGAGGACTCAGCTGACTATACAGCGCGAGAACTGATTGCCAAAACTAAGTCTAATGAAGATGTAATTTGGCTGTTTTTTATGTCAATAATCTTAGTAAATCTCACAGCAGAACTAATCGTTTTTGCCTTTCTTTTTTCAGTTGCTCTAATTTGGTCAATTATTGTAATGATAGTCATTGCAATTTTTCGAGTCGTCCAAATTGCGGCAATTCGGATCGCTGAAAATCCAAAAGGGCCGATTATGGCCGTCAGCGGATTTTTAACGGCGTTTAGTGCAATAGTAAAATATTTTCTGCCTGGATGATGGCGGTGCCTGGTATTCACATATTTCTTTTGTTCTCCGGATACTTGAAATAATAAGCTTCAATAACCAGATCCAGTTGTTCGCTCCGGTTCAGTTTGGTGTCTGCGTCCGTGACGAACTCGAATAGTCTGTCCAGGTGCTCGTCGTGGAGATAAAAGAAAGCTCCGTTGTATCGGCTGTAAATCTTGAAGGGCAATTGCTTTCCGGATATCCAGCCTATGTGAGGTTGGTAGTCGTCGATGTCGGAGACGGGTACTTCCCTCAGGAATTTGAAGCCGTGGAGGAACATAGGTGAGCAAGTAATTGGTACTAAGAAGGTGGAAATTTGGGATAATTGGAGGAGCTAGTATATGGTGAAAGGCATTTTTTTATCTGCGACCCTCAAATTTTTTGTTTTTATAGGAGATGAAAAGGGAGCCGAAGCCCCCTTTTCTCAGTCTTAAAACAATTTGTCCACTATGCTACTTTCCTCAAATGAACTTGATTATCAAATGAAAACGCATCTTTAATAATATCTATCGGAAGGGCCATAGTTTCTGCTAAATCGTTGTCACTATAATCTAATTCTTCTCTGAATAACAAATAACCGTTTTTAAAGCACGTAGGCTTGTCTATGAAAACATTAATCGGTTCCTTTTTGCTGTAACCATTTCGACTGATTTCAATCATTAGGTATCGATACCGATCAGAATCTATACCATTTAAATCTCTCGCTCGACGGATGAGAGAAGACATTGATGTTAGCCAGTATGATTTCAAGTCGGCAAGTTCGCTAAATTTCAGTCCTCTAAGATCGTCCTTGATATCAATTTCAGGCATAAGGAATTCACTCGCAAATACATTGGCTTCATATTCTTTGTCCCTGTGCTCAGGAATTGGATATTCCAGTTCATTGTGCATCAATAAATGGGCAAGTTCATGAGATAAATTAAATCGTTTCCGATCGTTCGAAAACGATCTGTTTAGAATGATGATTGGGTAACCTTTATCAGTAAAAAATGACACCGCATCGAATTTTTCAGATTCTTCTATCTCGTGGATGATAATGCCACTCTTCTCTAGCAAGCCGAAAATATTCTTAACAGGCTCTCTGTTAAAAAGTCGCAGCAGTTTTCTAGTATACCCAGCGACATATTTTGGGGAATATCCTTCTTCTAAGTCGAAGTATGCTAGTCGAAAGGCTGGCCAATTTATAGATTCCGACATTTCATCGATCATATAACCGATCACGCGGCATTTGTTCTCAAATCTCCTTACGAGAGTTTTGCTAATAACTGATCTCTTGCGATAATTTCCATTTTCAATTGTGCTATTAATCTTCTTTTTAAAGAAGCCTTCGGGGAAATTCAAGAATTCGAAAACTTTCGTTTGGATTTCTTCGGAAAGGGTACCCATTCCTTTTTCAAATTTCGATAGGTTTGACTGCGATAATCCAGGTATACTATTGGACAGTTCTGACTGCGTATACCCTCTGTATTCTCTAGCGAAAATCAATTGTCGGGTATTCATGAGATGATAAATGTTTTGTGGTTTAAGAAGTCTTGGGGATTGCTGACCAAAAAATTAAATCGCCTTATTAATTTTAGATTTCAATCCGGCTTTCAATTCCGGTTTCACCGAAAACTCTTCGTGATCAGTAAACATTGGCACTTGATAACTAATCTCTTGTTCAGTTATCGAGAATTTAACTCGTTCTTCATCGATATAAATCAACTGAGGATTTTTACAAACTCCAAAACGGTCCTTCTGATACCCGAAGTACAAGATGGGACTTTCCACTCCATCAGAATCAGAAAAGAGATCCAGGGAGAGACTTTGGTTATTGATCATCTGTACATTTTTAGTCTTAATGTTCATCGGAACGCCCTTGTTGTTCAGTTTTTTAAACAGAACAATATAGCCGTTCACCGATAAAATAAGACGCTTGTATTTACCATACAGGGCTTTGTTCTGAAAATGATCGAACAAGCTCCCTGCGAAAAACGTTTGCATAAGAGAGGGTTCGAGTGTTTTTGAACGTATTCGAACGGGGATTCCGTTCAGCACCCTCTGTGAATTTTCCAACGCCTGGTAAAATGTGTCGAAAAGCTGTTGCAATTCATTATTAAGGTCATGCATACAACCATTTTTACTGGCAAGTCTTCGTTTCCCTTGCCTTTTACCCGAAATAGTATTAATTTCGGGACTTCGATAATCATTGATAGTTATCATATAGTTATTTTTTTGTAATGAGGGTCAGCAATCCCCTTAACTACATTATTACAGTCCTGTTTGGCGCAGGACTGTTTTTGTTTTTGCAAATATATAATTTTTCTGGAAAGTTGTATATAATTTTTCAAAAAAATTGTGTGATTGTATCTGAACTTTAAGAGCCTACCTTAAAATTCCAAAATTTAGAATGACACTACCAGCCAGTTTAACTACAAAGTGTTGCCTTTTCTGTAATTTGAAGATTGTTAAACAGATAGATCTCCCTTCTCCAACCACTCCTTCAACTCCACCAACCTCAAATACGCCGGGATTGGGTGTCTCCCACGTGGCGCATGCTCTATCTGGATAAACTGAGCTTCAACAAATTTTTCCAGATTGTGGATGGTCGAGTATGAATTCGTGCTAACCGGGCCTTCCGGCAGTTTCGCACTGTCAAAGAATAGTTTGAGCTCATCGATGGTGTATTCTTGTGACATTACTTTCTTGTAACTTTGATGATCATTCGGCGGGTTCAAAAGTAGTTTTTAATGACGGAGAAAGAAACGTTTGCTCTTCAAATTCCTGATGGTGTTTTCAAGGTGGATCCCGGTATCCCGCTTGGCGACATGCTCATTCAGATCCAAAGGCAGTTTCCTCCTTTCAACTTTTACTTCAACAAGCCGGAAGGAATGAGCACGAATGATTTTCTGATGCTCAACAAGCCGGTGCCGTTTAAGTACTACTTCGAGTACGGGCAAATCAAACGTTGGTTCTCGTCGGTGATCAGCCAAGCGCAGGCAGATTACAAGGCTGGCAATGTAGAACGGGCAATCTGGGCCTATGAAACGTTGTTGGAGCAGCGTTACCCCAATTACAAGCCGTATGACCTGTTGATTTCGATTTACCGCAAGCAGAAGGATTTTGAGAACGAGCAGCGCGTTCTTCGGCACTCCATTGACTTCTTTTCTAAACTCCGGGAAAGCCAACGAAAATACGTTTTATCACTTGCCCGTGAGTATAATATGGAATGGAAAGCTTTGGAATATATTGAAGCCGGAAAAAAGATTTGGTATTATGGAGGGGCGTTTGTGGTTTATGATCCGGTAGGGGTGATGGGAAAGTGGGAAAACCGATATAAAACTTCTTACAATAATGAGAAATTGGAAATCTTGGGGGCCCCGTTTTGCTAATGAACTGAACGGAATTGCCGGTGTAACAGGAATTGGCGGTACCCTTATGGGCGTTTCGGGAGTTACTATTTTTTCTGGCACAGCACTTGCATCGGCATTAAGCGGAGGTGGGGTTTTTCTTGCAGTGGGCACTTTTGTGTATGCCATAGTGAAAGCATTTCCCGTATCAAAGAGAAAGGCTGAGGATTTACTGGGCAAGCATCTCGATATTAACGAGTTAAATGACATTTACCCGCCATTAAAGACTATAGGGTTTATCGGTCCGAAGGCTGTTGGGAAAACCACCTTAAAAGAGTATCTGAAATTTCAAAACCTTCCCCGAAGAAGAACACAGACCATAACTGGGCAAATCATAGCAATCCCAGAGCAAGCACAGCAGTTTATAGTAGTTCTTGACGGAGCCGGAGAATGGAATACCCAGCAATTTAAAATAGCGGAGATTGCGGATTACATTTGTGTAATTCTTGATCACAATTTTTCACATGTGGATTCAGCGTTATCAGATGGTAGATTGAAAGAAATTACACAATTATATGATCAACTTAGAAGGCATTTGATACAGACGAACGTATCTAAAAAGAAGTGGATTGAGGTGCTAGTGAACAAGCGAGACCTCTGGCAGCAGGCCTCCGCGAACGATCAAGTAATTTTCGAACAATTTTATACAGATGAATTTTCGAAATGGAGAAATGGTAACTTTGCAGATGTGGTGACCTTGTCTCTTCATTCTAATGAAATTGTTCCAGATCTTAATGGATTTATGGAAAAATTGAAAGCACGCGCTTGATTATGTTTCAACTCGTTATTATCTAAAAATGGGTAAAGAATTTAGTATAGTAGTTAATAACTCTCCAGTTAAATTTGCAATTGTCGGGCCAAACAGGTCTCGAGACATGGTGTGGGTCAAAAGTGATGACGCAGGGCTTGACCTTTTAGCCACAGCAATGGAAAATAAGTCAGCTGTTGATCGTTCAGTTTCAGTCTTTAATTTTTACTTTCTACTTGGGCTGATGAGTCAGTTTAATTTGGTTACTGAATTTGGAGCCATGACAATCGGCCTCGGTGACTATGATGACCGTCAATCAACCTTGCGATTTGTCTGGGAGGGTTTTTGTACCGATAAAGAAAAAGCGAAGGTCAACGAGATTTTCAGTCGGCTCATCTATGATATTAGAGAATCCGTCATGAGCGGGAGCATTTCTGACCTTGAATTAAGCCTAGCTATCCTCGTTTCAAAGTGTTCGGAGTTCCATAAACGGCATCTAGCAAGGCGTCGATTATTCAGGGTTATTCTAGGCTTGTATCTTTTGTTTGGTCTGCTAGCGTTCGTCTACGGAATTGTTCGTGCATCTGTTAAGTTTGGAGTGTAGCATGAGTATATATCTTTCTTGTTACCAGGGTGATACTTTTATAACGTTGTGGTTTTTAACCGTGTGTGAGAAATCCCAACAGCATAACAAATGGAGCGCACATGCCTTATAGATTTCTTCCAAAATTGTCATTTATCATTTTGCCGAGGTCCGGAATATGATCACTTGAACCACTCCACCAAGTAAATAGAATCCCTGACATCATCATTGATCGCCCCAACAATCCCCGACTTCTCAATAATGTACTTCTTACCGGGCTCCGTCCATCGCCCTTCCTTGGTCTTAAGTAACCCTTTGCCCTTGCTCAGCGGTTGCACCAAAAACACTTTATAACCCGCTTTTTCAAGCATCTTGACCAGCATCTTTCCGGCTGCGTGGTTCTCGCCAACATTCCGGGCCTTTGCCTGGGCGACTCGATAATTCCCGCCACGGAAGTTTGATTTTTTGTTCAGCCAGCCGGCTTCCAGGTAGATTTTTGATGATTCCGGCGGGCAGATACCGATCAGCACTTCAATTATGTCCTCGTTCGGGATTGATTTGTGGATCAACCAGGATTTTAACTCAGAATTCCAGACAGCAACGCCGGATTTATGTAGGTCGGGGTCGATGCCGATTAGGAAGGTCATGGTGTGTGTGTATTATTGAACGATTGATAATTGTAACTACCTGAAGACTAGTAGATTAGAAAAATTTTTTTGATGTTTTTTGCAATAATATTTTCATTAAAACATTATTAAAGAAATCTCAAATTCTAAAATCATGAATGCTAATTCCTTCCCTAACCTAACACCCATTTTTTCTCGAAAAAGCAATATTAAGTTCGTTTTAGTATTCATGACTATTACCGCTCCCTTGTTATCTGATGCGGCGGTTAATCAGTTGGACACGGCACAGTTCATTAAGTCAATTACCAATCCAGATCCTACCGCATCTCAAAATAAACCAGTGACAATGAATAGTCAAGCCGAACCAATGAAAAGTAAGCAGGGAAACTTGATAAGCGACAGGAACTTACTGCTTACAATGGTCATATTATCATTTGGGCTCATCATTATTGGGATCTGTGCCTTACTTGTTCGAATGGATAAATTGGACGAACCCTCATTTTTGAAAGCTGTTACTATTTCTATTGCTTGTACTAGTTCTCTAATCCTCGTCGTTGCCGGGTATTCCACTGAACAGATTGCCCCAGCATTTGGACTACTTGGAACGCTTGTGGGATATTTATTGGGTCAAAAAACAAATAATTCCAAAAAACCGTTATGAAACCAACTATAACATTATCCGCCTTAATGCTGTCGATAGCCCTCAGTTCGGAAGCAGTAATTGCTCAAATAACTTTAAATTCATTTACCGTTCCACTTGGGCCGAGGGAGTATGTCTTAAAACAAATTCGAGAATTTCATCGAGAGGCCCCATTTGACATTCAACAATCAAGTCAAAACAAAGCTCAGCCTCGAGATCCGGAGTTGTACTATAAAAACCGGATACTGATCAGTAATTTGACCGCTCATGATTTGAGATTCGCATTAGATTACTCTCCATATCATTTACCAAAGGGGCGTGATTTGACGACTGACGAGATGACGGCTCCAATAAAATTTGTTCTGGTTACGGGGGAGAAGTTGGTTGAATATGTTTTACACCCGGGAAAGCAATATAGGATCTTTTGGAACAATGGCTATCGTTCGTATGATCTCTTGGAAATGGAATTCGATTAAAATAAGTAGTATAATTTTTAAGTTTGCCCCCGACGGGATTGCCGGGGGCGACTGCGAATCTATTGGCCAACACGGGTATGGCAACTGCATTGTCAAGGGTTGTTATCCATACTGTACAACCTGCATTCCTCACGTGTTTTGGTACTTGGCCTATCTGTCGTTAAATGGTTCGATTTGAAAAACCCGGTACTAACGTGCGTGTTCCCGGGTTATCGTCGGTTCGGGCTGACCGCTGGCCCTCATCCCTGATTCATGCGACTACGGTCTGTCGCTGGCATACGCCACTGCAGCTCACTGTTCGGCTTTGATGTTGCTCCTATGATGGGATCCGCCCCCATGACCTCCGTCGGTATATTGCAACCGACGGTACTCTGAACTGACTGAGCTACATAGGTTCCTTTGCTTCGGGTCTTTCCCCGACGTCCGACACTTGAACTGTTCTTCGCGCTACAGCCGTTCGTGTGTCCGTCGCTTCGTTAGGTGATCAGGGCAGGATTCGAACCTGCATGGTAAGGATAGGCGTGTACCGACGCCTCGTTTTACCCTTCTGCTAAATCAATGGGCTGCAATTCCATCCACCGTATCCACTTGTATATGTGGGTAACGCCTTTCGGCCAATTAAGGGATGCAGTCTCGCTATCTCGTTTAGCGCATCGTTACGCGGTCTCACCGAACGAAGTCTCCTTTACCTGATGAGCGTCTACCAATTCCGCCACCTGATCAATTAATTATTTCTTTGACTCAATACTTTGGGCTTCGCGACCTTCTCCTTCTTCACCGGCGCAGCCTTCACTTCTTCCTTCTCCAAATAAACCCCGTCTTCAAAGGCTTTTTTCGATTCGTCCGTTGCTGCGAGACTGATCCCTTCAAGTGTCCGGGTATAAACCCCGTGTCCAGCCTGATCGAGCTCTTCAAAAGCCGCTTTCACCGTTTCTTTGTCGGTTTCCTTATTGACGAAATGGGTCAGCCATACTCTGTCGCGGGCTGTCTCGGAAACCGTTTTATTCAGCGTTTCCAGGATCTTGTGTTTGAGATTTTTCATTTGCTGTAAAGGTTATAGTTTCGTTTGCGACTTGAAGTTGATCCTGAACATGCTTGTTGAAAATCAAACATTGGTCGTAAGATGTGATTGTTTGAGCGACTTGGATAGCTTCATCCTTTGAACCCAGCCACAGTTGAACCTTATTGACATGATCCATATACTCTTCCAAATTACTGGTGGTCAAAAAACCATTGTTCGTAAACACGATCTGATAATATGGCGAACCAGTGAAATGAGGTAAGATTTTGACTCCGAATCTCCGTTGCGCTTTTTGCCATGGTATGGGATCAGAACTTTCTGTGATCACATTACCGGGATTACTGAAACTGAAAAGCATTGAGGCGAGTAGCAATAGCATCCCCAAGACGACCATCGCCCCAAGTATTCCACCGAAAACATTCCAACGGGAGGTATTCTTTTCATCATCTTCTTCTGTCCTTTCTTTCGTAGAAGATGCCCTCGAATTGAACAGCATACTTGCTATCAGAATTACGATAATTGTTATAAGTAGTGAATTGTCCATCCGATATATCTTAAAACGAAGAAGGCCCGAACCAATGAGAGTTGATCCGGGCCCGGTGGAAGTTCCATTCCTGGGAATGGTATTGAAGCCTCTCATCTCGTCAATACCACTACTAATATTCTGTTATTCTTATCGTGAATACAAATGTAAAGATATTTTAAAACAGAATATATATAACATATAAAAATATTTCATCGTCTATTAATTATTCATAATAGCTACATTGATTAACAATAATCATGTTATATATATTCTAAAACAAAATGATTATATATCTTTGTTTTGCAAAGCACACACTTAATGGACAACCTCATTTTAGATCTTCCTTTCGACGAGGCGGACGGCTCACTGGTAGCATACGACTACTCGCCGTCCGGGGTGCATGCCGACGTAATTAATGGGAGGTTTTTAAAAGGAAGGGAAGGAAATTGTGTGATCTTTCCCGCCGCAGGCTACGTTGAGATTCTGACACCAATCATTGATTTTGATTCCACATACACGGTTTTCTTCTGGATTACCGCCACACCGACTATTTACGGGCCGACAAACACCTGGATACTAGTCAACTTCCCGGGCTTCCCCGAATTCAGAATTGACCTGCACACCAAGGCGGATACATGGACAATGATTGCCCTCGCACATAAAGAGGGGACTTATGCTGCTTACGTGGATGCAAGGCCCGTAGAGGTCAAATCCAGACCGGTAGAGTGGGGGACACCCACTGGATTCAGTGTTGAGAACGACAACGGGTACAATGAACCAGGATGGTGCAGCATCGATCTTTTCCGGGTTGTAGAGGGGAAGGCGCTAACTACCAACGATCTGATCCCAGTCGTTTCAACCTTCGCCAACCAAGTCAGATTTTCCATCAATGGAATGGACTTCAAAGCTTTGGGGATTACTGTTTCCAGCGAAAAAGGTTTAACAGATGGGTTGGAGCAAAAAGAATCTTCGGATCACGATTGGCTCGATGAGCACGGTTCGTTCGAAGATCTTGACGATATCCGTTATATGCCACGCGAAATTGAACTCGGCTGCTGGTTCTCTGCCATCGGAAAGGATGCTATGCTCAATACTCAGACGGCGATCAAAGACCAGTTCAAAAGGAACGGTACCCAAAGGCTCATGGTCGATATCGGAACCAAGCCATTGGTTTTTGAAGTCCATCACAAAGGCAAAATTGAATTCGATAAAAAATGGAGAGAAGGAAAAGCGTTTTGCACCTTCACACTAAACCTGAAAGAAAAACAACCCGTTAAACGGGTTCTCCGATACATCAAAGTTGACGACTCAACTCCGGATCTGGAAATCACACTTACTTCTTACAAGATGCTCGACATCTATTGGGGTGACGGCACCAACTCACGGGACGTCTATGGGACAAACCTACTAATCACCAGAAAATACACCTCACCAGGTACATATTATATCATCATCGCTGGAGTGATTGAGAAAATTGAAGCATTCACCACCAATGCCGTGATCGTATGGAACAAATTACTTTAATCAAGCCAGACGGGTCGCAGTATCCCCTTCAACGCGGTGTTCCTCTCACTTCCATAGAAAAGGCTGAGCAGGTTTGTGATCTTCTCGGTCAGGATATAGTCAATATCAGCTTCAAGAGCACAATGCATTTGGAAATGCAGCTCGGAATGAAGATCCTAGTATTTGGCCGGTACTATACACTGAATGTACTTCCGGAAGAACAGAAGGTAAGTGAAAGGGATTTCCGCTACATCTGCACCTTCGAAGGAGTCCAAAACGATCTGATGTCAAGCCGGTATTTCGACGCCGACGCAACCGGATTTTATCGGAGCAGTGATTTTTCTTTGACCGGAAATCTGGAACTGTTCATCGATGTTCTTATATATAATTGTAACCGAACTTTCGGGACGGGTGTTTGGCTAAAAGGCTCCGTGCAGTCAACCGACGTTAAAACTCTGACGTTTTCTTCATCCAATTGCCTTGCTGCCCTTCAACAAACTATCTGTAAAGAATTCGAAGTCGAGTTTGAAATCCTGCAAGTTGGGAACGTGAAAACGCTGAACGTTCAGAAAGCAGGCCAGATCCTTAATGACGTCTACGAATACGGACGGGGCCGCGGACTTTACACATTAACCCGCAGATCAGTAAAGGAAACTACTATCGTTACCCGGCTTTATCCCTACGGTAGCTCTGAAAACCTTCCTGCTGAGTACCGGAATTATTCGCCCAGGCTAAAAATAGGGGAGGCTGGAAGTGATTATATTGAAGACGAAGCCGCGATTGCTGCCTTTGGACTCATTGAAGGGGACAAGATTTTTGAGGAAGTCAAGCCAAGCTATGAGGGAACGGTAACCGCCAAGATCACGAATAATTACTATTCATTCCAGGATATTGATTTCCCCTTCGATCTTTTAGAAAAAGATGAAAATGGTCATAAGTACCTAGTTAATGGGAAATCTCCCAAAATCCATTTCAATACAGGGAACCTGGCCGGATATGAATTCGAGCTTGCCGAGGGTGGGTATAATCACGAGACATTTACGTTCACGATCATTGGATTCAAGGACGAAAAGGGTATGCCTTTCCCAAATACGACTGACCCAGCTTATCAAATCGATTTTAACGATAAGTATGTGCTCGTCGATATCATCATGCCGGAGATCTACGTTACAAAAGCGGAAGCGGCGCTCAGAACGAAAGCACAATTGTTCCTGGATGCAAACAAAGCACCTCTCGTTCAGTATTCACTTGACATTGATCCGAAGTTTTTAAAGGGCAAAACCTCGCCGGGTGTAATCCCTAATTTCTTTGATCTGGGCGATTACATCCAAATCAAGGACAAGGATCTGAATATTGATAAGGCGAGCCGGGTTACCAGGTTTACCAGGAATATTTTGGAGCCTTTTAAATATGTGATCGAGATCGCGGACAGTTATCAGGTTTCGACGATCACACGGGTGATATCGGACGTCAAGCAACTGAACAATATTGTAACTCTCAATGATCTTCGGAATCCAATTGTCGCCAAACAAAACTGGAAGTCTGCGCGGGAAACGATAAATGAGGCCTTTGATCCTGATGGATATTTAAAGGATGGGAAAATCCGAGCTGAGTCATTGGAGGCCGCGATCGCGCTGTTCGGCACCGAAGGGCAGCAGTTCCAAATCATCAACTCGGTTTTCATGCCCAATTACCTGGGCGACAAAAACCAGCTGCGTTATACGGCCGGCCAGCTCGTTCACCTTACAATTGAACCCGAGATCAGGACTTGGAACTTCAATGCGGCGTCGGTCGCTTTTGGAGATAACACCTTCAAATACATCTACGCCAAGTGCCCAAGGCAAGGGAACGCAGCGACCATCTTGTTTGGTGATAATAAAATCAAGACAAAAGAAGATCCGGTTTATTACCATTTCCTTCTTGGAATTCTCAATTCCGTTGACCCCGTCAGCCAAACCCGGCAAATGAACCTCACTTATGGGTTCACCCTGATTAGTGGGCGGTGGATAACGACCGGAGAAATCAGATCTTCCGACGGCAGCACGGGCTTTAACCTGGATACCGGGGAGCTTTACGGGAATCTGAAATTCCGGGCAGCAAACGGAATCAATAAATCAGTTTCGCAGCTTGAAACCGAAGTACTGGCTCTAATTGACGGGATCGCCGAACAAACCGACGGACAGGTTGAAAACTGGTTTTTGGAAGGAGCGCCGACTTTGACCAATGAACCCGCGATCAATTGGACAACAGCCGAGTTGAAAGAGGCCCACATCGGGGATAACTATTTTGATAACCTTTCAAAGAAGTCTTACCGTTTCCGCGTTTTGGATGGCACCTATTCGTGGGAAGAGGTAACCGACGACCGGATAACTCAGGCCTTGCTTCTAGCCAGCCAGGCAAAAGACACTGCCGATGGTAAGCGCCGGGTGTTTATTTCTTCGGTGGCGAAGCCAACTCCTTTCCCTCCGTATGATGTCGGCGACCTTTGGACAAACGGAACTGATCTTTTTGTTTGTAAGGTGACTAGGCTGACAGGCTCATATAATGGAGCGGATTGGGATGATGCGACGATTTACGACAATACGGTAACGGCAATTAATGGCGGCATAGCTGTTACTGGATCATTGTACCTCGCAAATGAAGACGGTACGATAAGAGCAGGAATTCAAGGCGGGGGATCTGGAGATAATGCAATCCGGTTATTTCTTGGTGCTTCACAAATCAATCAAGCATTCGCACCTCTGCGCGCTTTCAACGGAGGACATCTTGAAATCCGCAACAAGTTGGAGCTATTCAATTCTTCAAATGTTGGAGTAGGAGGGATCTGTGGGATAAACTCTCCCTCGGATGGAAATGTTTTGGCGTGGTTCGGGCCATCGTATGCAAATAGGGCAACTGCCCCATCTCGGTTTGAACTCGGCGGGAAACTGATTACCGCGTTAGCGAAGATAGGAGGATGGGAAGTCGATGCCAACGGTTTGACAAACCAGGATGGAAACGGTTATATCATTGCCAGGTCTTCGACAGCATCAAACCGGACTGAGGCCATGATTGGTGCAAATGTTTTTCCTTCAACTTTCGGAGGAAAAGGGGCGGCGATTTTCAGAGCCGAAGAAGCCGGTGGAGTCGGTAGTAATTTCGGCGCGGTCTTTTCCGCTAAAAATGCCCCACTTGGTTTTCAGAATTTTGCGATCTACGCGTCGAGTGGAAAATCAATGCTCCAAGAAGGTCTATTAAACGGAAGAGCCACCTATGAAGAAACAATCAGTACTTCCATCACTCGGGGTGTTGATCCAAGTCTTTATGACTTCATCGCGATCAACCCGACTGCCGGTGTGGTCGGGCTTGGCTTTCTCACTCCTTCAGGGCCAATAGCGAACGGTAAAGAAGTCTGTATCCTGAATGCTAACAACGCGTTCAACGATTTCTTTCTGGTGGGAATGATTCGCGGCGCTTCAAGTTTCCGGGTCAATGGGGGAGTGATGGTAGTTGTTCGTCATTATAACGGAAACTGGTATCAGCAGTCAAACCACGACAATAACTGGTAGGATTACTCAAATATATCGCTCATTGCCTCATCAAGCGATTCCTTATCAAACGAATTCATGTACCGCTCAGTCGTGAGAATACTTTTATGGCCCAGTGCATTTTTGATATCATACATGGTGATCTTATCTGATTTTTTCATCGATCGCCGGGCTTTATCGGCAAAAGAGTGCCTCGCCGTATGAAATGTGATTGACTTGTCCAGGCCGATTTGCGCCGAAAGCACCTTTAAGTTGTTGTTGATTTGTGAGGTCTTCCCTGAAATAGCAGTCTGAAGAAGTTCTCGGAGATGAAATCCCATTTTTTTCTTGTCTGCGTATGTCAGATACTTGGCATACTCGGCAGTGTTGTCTAACACCGGAAAGAGATAGTCTGTTGGCTTTGCGTCTGGGTTAGAATAAATGGCGAGAATATCTTTGGCCTTTTTATTGAGCGCAATGCTTTTTTGGTGGCCGGTTTTCGACATTTCGTATTCAAGGCGTCCGTCGGACGTAATATTCCCATGTCTCAATTGCATCAAGTCCGCAACCCTGATCCCTGCATTGTAATAAGAAAACAGGTACATGTTCCGGGTGTGGTACGGCCAATTGATTTTTTTGTCGGTTCTCAATTCAAGCTCTTCGAGTTTTTGAATTTGCTCGTCGTTCAGCCTTTGTTTTTTGCTTGGAAGTTCTGGGAGTGTATCGTGGGCCCGGAATGGATCTCTCTCTATTAAATTGGAGCGGACTGCCGAGATAAAGGCCGCATGGATTCGCTTAAGTATGTTATTGATCGTGACGTTTGAGATTTTCGTTGATATCAAGTGAATCTTGAATCGTTGGATATGATCGGTGTCAATCACATTCAATGGGGTGTTATCACCAACAAAGTTCTGAAACCGGGAAAACATCGATTTTGCACCATTATAATATATGTAAGCCTTTTCAACCTTCATTTCTTCCAGAACACTGTCTAGGTGCATTTTCACAGTAGTGACACCCTCATTGATGTAAGGCTTATTCATCTCCACAAGCACAGGAAGTCCTTTTTCTTCGATTTTTTCGACTCGAAGTTTCAATTGTTGAATAAATTCATCAATCTGATGATTTAGTTTTGCCTGCCTAGGGTTGATAGTCCTTACCCATCGACCATATTTCCCTTTCGCGTTGAAATGCTCTAACGGAATTGCAACGGAAGTTTTAAACCGTTTAAGTTTTCTGGCGACAGTGATCCTTACGAATACAGTATGAAAGCCATGTTTGTTGGGCTTTGGATTGATTTCAACATTGAACGAAGCCAT